CTTGTTTGTGTAATTAAACCAAGCTTCACTGTCTTCTCTTATTAGACCCTCTCTCACTAAATCTTCAAGTGTAGAGTTGAGAGCATTTCTCTGATCTACAAGCATTTCAAGTTTCTGAGTAGAAGCTTCTATTGAGTTGATATAATCATTCTCGAATTCTTCTCTACCTTGAGCAGCTTGTAGCTTTTGTAGACTTTCTTCATATCTAACAATGCCTTCAAACTTATTGATCCTGAAGTCATAATGCTCAATCACATTATCAAGCATTTGAGTTGCAATCTCTTCCTCTTGCTTGTGCAGTTCAGTTAAAGCGTCTTTACATTCTATTGCTTTTTCATACCATTTCTGATACTCCTTAATTGATGCTTGTACTTTATCTGTATATTCATCGATAGCAATAGTGCCATCTTGAATCTGCTGGACAATATTGTCAGGTAAGTTAGCCTTTTCTGCTACCTTTGCAGCTTGATTCATGTAGAGATCAACTGCTTGATTATTAGCATCTATCTCGTCTTCTACAGCACTTAGCGCATTTTCAAGCTGGGCATTCTTTGCCATATAGCCAATAGATTCAGCTGCACTTTCCATCCATTCATTTGTTATATGATTTAATCTTTCAAGACGAATCTCAGCCCAGTCAAATAATTTCTTTGCCCAAGTTTTAATGTCTTTGATTTGCTTGATTGGATCTTTTGCACTACTCTTGGTGCTACTTGTATTGTTAATGACAACATCTACTTCTGTATCATTTGATTTGCTAGAAGATTTCTTTGTAGATGTAGTTGTCTTTTTCTTTGTGGAGGTTGTTGTGCTTCCAAACAGTGACCCTATACCGCCACCAGTAATACCAGTCGCAAAAGCGCCACCAGATGTTATCTTACTGAAGATAGACTGTGCTTGATTCAAACCACTTCTAAAGAATCCACCTATTTTACCAAGTCTAGATACAATTTTCTTCGTCTCTTCAGCCGTGTGAACAACGTCACCTTTCTCAAGTTGAGTTAAGCGAGGGCCATTATTTGTACCAAGTTCATATGTGCCTTGTTTTGTATGTTCAATTAACTCTGCACCTTTTTCATCAACAAGAGATGTGCCTTCTTTAGCGTTGGATGTACCTTTAGCAAATTGAGGAACTGAGCCATTAACTTTAATATTATAAGTCAATGTTCTTGTTTCGTCTCCGGGCAGAGATCCAGACGTTTGAATATTATAAGTTAAAGTCCTTGATTCGTCTCCGGGTGGTTCTCCATTCATAACAGGAGTAAAATTAACATTGGCTTCTGCATCTTCTACTTCTGGTGTTTCTGCTTGATCTGTATTTAGATTTAATTCTCCATTCACTTCAACCGGAGGCACATCAACATTATCCGCATTTACATTCAGGTCTGCGTCTATTTCTGCACCAGCACCAGCGGATTCGATCTCTGAAGAAACGTCTGAACTATCTACATTTAATCCGACATCGACTTCAGATGTTTCACCAGTAGTGCTACTGACTGTTTCTGATAATTGAGAATATGCTGCATTATAGTTATCAATACGGGATTGAAGTTCAGTAGTAGCATTTGATATTGCTGTTTGATCTCCAGATTTTACTGCATTTTGAAAATTAGTATAAGCATTCTGTAACTCAAAAGTGCTGTTTCTTAGTTCAGTTTGCAACTCATTTGCTTTATTAAAACCTCCAGATCCTATCGGGTTTTGATTCCTAGATTCACTAATTAAAGTCTCTCCAAGTAAAGATGTATTGTCAAGATCATTTCTTGTCATTTTATCTGGAGTTAACTGTATTGGATTATTATTAATAACATCTTGAATTTCTTCAGGGACTCTTTGCACTTCGCTTTCTTCTATTTGAGGATGAATTGTTGTAGTTACATCAGATTCTATTTGACCTTCATTAGAAGATGCTTCGCCCCATACGTCTTCCCAGCCCTGTTCCCATTCATTTGTTTTATTAGTCGCTGGAGGTTCCTGTGCCTCTTGTTTTCTTCTTTGTATTTCACTCTGCTTTTGTTCATCTGAAATAGTAATTGGGGTTTTAATTGGAATGTCATTTACAACTTCTTGTGTTTGTTCTACTACAGTGGCAGGATTCTCTGCTTCAACTGGTACTTTAATTGGTTCGTCTTCAACTATTTCTTGCGTTTTACTATGTTCTAAAGACCAATTTGGAGTCTCATAAGCCAATGATCTTTCTTCTGGTAGAGATTCATCTATTGCGGTTTGCATAGTTTTACTATGTTCTTCTACCCAATTTCCAAATGCATTTCCAGCTGATTGAACAATATTGCTAGCAGATTCTACAACATTTGATACTGCTTCTCTCTGCTCATTGGTAATCTGATTTTTAGACTCTTCTTTCTTATTTGCAGTTTCTGTCTTTATACCACTGCTTGTACTACCACTTGTTGCTTCTATTGGCTCATTTTGAGGTACTTCTGGCTGTGTAAGCAATGTACCGAGTTGAGGGAACATTTCAGTGAGTGCATTCGCCTTTAGCACAAAAGAAACAGGGATCTCAACACCTTCTGCACTCATTGTTTGAATAGCTGCGTCTAATTCTAATAGCTTAGCTTGTGCATCTTCAAGTGTCAACCCACTAGTATCTTGTTCTGTGCCGCCCTCTAACTCAGTTCTATGTTTTTCTAATGCATCTATATTTTGCTGAATTGCATTTCTTCTCTTTTCAAGCTGGGTAATATCTCCACCATTTTTACCAATTTCATCTATCTGCTCGTTAACACCTTTGAGGTTTTCTTGTTGTTTTTCTATAGCCGCAGTTGTCTCTTCTATATCTTTGCGCCTTTGTTCTATTGCCGCTTGGTCTTCTGGAGATACAACTTCAGGCATTTCAAATTCATATCCAAATGTTTGTAATAAACCAAACATTGTTTGAACAGCAGATGTTGAAGTTCCTATTGCAGATGCAATCTCACTCATAGTATATGGTACTTGTTCGAGTTCACCATTTGCATTTTGAACCTCATGAGTAAGCATTTGAATCTCGCCAGTAGCCTTATCAAGTGACATAAATTTTGTAATGTTACCATTTTCATCCTTAAATCCTTTTACAAGATCATTGATAAAGTTAGTAGCACTCGTTTTATCATTGTCACCAAAGTAACGTTCTCCCATCTTTTTAGCAACTTTCTGGGCTTCTTCTCGGCTGCCAAATCTGCTTTCCCAATCGTCACCAAGCAAGAAATTAGTTGCTTCTTTGAAATCATCTGTACCAATCTTACCAGACTTAATTCCTTCTTTTAAAGTCTTATATGCATCTTGTCCAATAGTATGTTCTGCATCATCATTAGCCGCCGCTTTTGCAGCGCTATATCTTGACAAAGCGTTATTTGCATTTTCGATTTCACGTACGTAGGCAGTTAACGCATCTATTTCATTTTGAGAAGCATTTATGTTATCTTGAATATCATTCTTCTTTCTCTCATACTCAAATGGATTCATTGGGTTCTTTTTATTTTGCTCTTCAAGTTTTTCAAGTTCTTTACCATATTCTTTTAATGCTTCTCTTTGTTTTAAAATACCCTCAATGGCATTAATACGTTCGTTCTCTTGTTGTGTTTTAATATAATTTTGTAATGCATCAGTATTAAGAACCAACCCGTTTGCAGACAATGTGAGCGCATCTGCTGTATTATTAAAGAATGCTGCAAGGTCAGCATTATCCATCAATGTCTTGTACGTTTCTAATGAAATAACACCAGACTTTTGTTGTTCATCCATTGCAGAAGTAAGAGCTTTATACGCGTCAGATGCCTTATAACTTTCTTCGGCTATTTCAGCAAATGACTTAACGCCAGATTGCTGTGTTTCTTCTACTTTCTCTGTTGCAGTTACAAGATCATACATATGATAAACAACATCTTGGGCGCTAATGCCAAGTGCGTTACATACGTTTATAAAACTCCCCATTCTGCTCGTGTCAGATAAATTAGAAAAAACTTCAGACGTTAATTCTCCGCTTTGAGCCATTTTTAATAAATCAGAAGAAACACTTTTATACGCATCTGTAGACAGTATATTATCAACAAATGCATCATTTTCTTCCTTAATTTGCTGATAAATGCCAATCTGCTTCTGAAGTGCATCTCCCATTTCTTCAACATACCTAAAATAAGGCTCTGTTAAAGCATTTCTCTCTATACCTTCTGTAGCTTTTTGAAGTTGACTATATTGTTGAGAAGCAGATAGCAGATTCTGTGCCATATTTGATTGAGAAGCTCTAAGATCACCAATAATATTTTCGCCTGTTCCATTTAGAACGGGCATCTTTCCTTTTGCAAGGCTTTTCTCTGCCTCTTTCATTAATTGTTTACGTTGGTCTGATATATATTCTGCTTCTACTTGTGCTTGTTTAATATTTTCTGCAAATAAATCTTGACCACTTAGCCCCCACAAATTTGAACCAAGTTGCTTAGATGTTGAATCAACAACAGAATTAATTTCATCTTGTGAAGCACCAGCTAATGTTCCCCACAATGAAGTCCAACCATCTATTATATCAGCACCAAGTTCTTTAAACCCGTTGCCCATATCGGATACCCAACTGCCAGTACTACCTCGGCTGAAGTCACTTATAAATTGTGTAAAATCTTGTTGGGCTGCTTGCTTCTGAACTTCAACAATTTGCTTTTGCAACTCAAGCTGATTTTTTAACTCATTATTTCTAGCTTGAAGTGCTAATAGATCTTGCTGCTGTGCGGAGTTTAATTCTTTACTTGATTGCAAACTCGCAATTTGTGCTTCATTTCCTTCTATCTCACTTTGAATAGATTCTACTTTAGAAACAGCATTATTATAGCTTTGCTTAGAAGATTCTAATCTATTGTCAGACCTAAGTGCTTCATCAATTTTATCCAGTGCTGTTTTTGCGACAATAATGCTAGTTCCAATTGCACCAATTGCGCCAAGAAAGCTACTTCCGCCGCCTTTGCCAAATGTTTTTCCTATTCCACTGAAGAATCCATTAACACCTTCTGTAATTTTAGCACCTTTCCACGCTAGAATTACTCCGCTAATTGCACCTATCACTGGTGCTAACCCACCAATGCTAGTTGTGAAATTCGTCAAAGATGTACCTATTTGAATAAAACCTTTTACCCAGTCAGAATTTATCGTAGTCCTTGACAAATCCTGAAATGCACTTTGGAAAGCTGTAATTCTACCTTGGATACTATTTAGATACTTCTCATTGCCTTCAGTAGCTGCACCAGTAGCATTGTTCGCATTGTCAATAGTTTCCTCAACTGTACTCCAGTTTGCCATAATGGCGTTTAGAACTTTGACCTGTCTGTTACCAGCAACCTTCTCACCGAGATACTGTCTCTGCTTAGAACTTAGAGTATCCCATTTACCAGCAAGATCCTCCAAAACATCGTAAGTAGACCTTAGTTCACCATTACTATCTTCGATTGCGATGCCAGCATCTGCAAACGCTTTCTTAAGCTTGGGGACAAAGCTGGCTTCCATTGCAGTGCCATCCTCTTTGACTCCTCTCAACCTCTGACTGATCTGTAGCACACACTGTTACTATCCGTGATCAGCGGATTATGACTTGGTATAATATTTTACCAAGCGGATAGGTCTTTCGGCCTACCTCTCACGTTTCATTACTGAATATGTATATTCAATTTAGATTATATCGTGAGGTCAGACTGTACATTCATCCAAGATTATCTCTTGGAGGGTGGTGACGCAATACTGTTGCCAGTAAAGCGCAACGCAGTCGTTCGGGATTCATTATAGTTTTGTATGTTCAATTAATAAACCCAACTGTTGGGGAGTAGGCTTATCAATTCAAATTAGACCTCTATTGGAGCAGGAATTATTTCACTATTTAAATTTAATTTTCCAGTATCATCAATACTATAATTAAAAGAATGGTAATTGTCTAGCTGTCCATCTTTTTCAATATACTTACATATTAACGCCTTGCATAGTTCTTGATTCTTTATAATATCATTTTCCCATAAATATAAAATTTCGATATTATACTGATTTTTTACATAAGCATGTTTAGATTTATCTGTTCTAATTCGTTTTTTCTGAACTTCTGCTTTTGTATCATACCCCAGCATTGGATTAGAATGCCAATAATCTCCATTTACTTCAATCATTAAATTGTAGTCTGGCAAATAAATGTCTACCAAATAATACTTAATTGGGTATTCGCACTCATAGTTAATATGCATCTCTTCTAATTGCTTTATCGTCATCTCATGCTGCTTAGTCATAGTATATCCAGTTGACATTTTACCGTCTTCTTTATTCTTTTGCATGATATGTGCCATTCTCTTTTTATAACGCTCGTCACTTTGTTGAAATTTATTATAACACGCATAACTGCAAAATTTTCTATGATTTGCATGTGATGCCCTTTCATAAAAAATTAACCCACACTCTTCACATTTTATTGCCACTTGTTTAAAGTGAGGATTGTCCTCTCCAACAAGTGTTGTTAGATGTTTATCTGAACATTTTCTAGAACAAAATTTCTGCTCTTTGTACTTTGGTATAAATATTTCTCCGCACATCTTACATTTTCTCTTATTCGTTTCATCATGAGTTTTCTTGTTATACTCATACCAACATTCACTACAACAATATTTCTTCTTTTGACTCTCATAAAAAACAAACTCTTTTCCGCAGTTAGGGCAACATCCAGTTAACATTATTTATCACCTCTATTTTTTAATTACATAGAAAAAACACATGGTATCCCAACCCCATGTGTTAAACATACAAAACTATAATGATTTCCACGGCCTGAAGCTTCCCAGCCCTTTAGCCGTTATACACACCTACCTATATCACATTACTGTGATAGTGGGCAGAATTAAGAAATGTTAATTTCTTAACACAATTTTACCCATTGGCCACTGAGTTATCGCGCAAGGTCGCAAACCCCCCAGTTAACAGGCCCATTGTTTCTTCAAGACTTGTATTACTTTGTGCTAACGTACCACCGGCAGTAACAAGCATTGAGGTAATGTTACCAAAGTCAAGAGGTTCTTTATTCGCAACACTGTATAGCTTGTCAATAACAGACATAGAATCTTGAGCCTCAATGTCAAATGCCTTCATGATAGAAATCATGTCAGAAGCCGCAGACTCCATATTGGGAATGTCAACACCAACGTTTGACATAACCAGCGCAGACTTAGCAAGTTCAGTAGATTCATCGAGGTTGTAACCAGCACGAGAGAATGTAGTAACAGCATCCATTACATCCTTACCAGTACGACCCAATTCAGCACCTACAGAATAAGCCTGATCTGCAAAGCTGCTCATTGAATTACCAGATAGATTTGTAACCTTCTGAAGTTCCATCATTGAGGTATCAAGAGACTTGACCTCATTAACCATGCTCTTCACGGTCTGTACGCCTTTTGTGATAAGGAACATGCCACTTGTAAACCGAGATAGATATTGGCCTACAGCACCAAAGTTCTGAGAGAGCATTTGAGATAGAGACTGAGTAGGATTAACTACATTATTTACTGCTGTTGCAGTATTACGCAATTCAGCATTATATAACTTTAATTTTTCAGGATCAAAGTTTCCATCAAGAGATTGAACATGCTGTCCCAAAGTTTCAAGCTTCTGCTCAATATCACCATTTGCTTTTTCAGGATTTGCATTTACAAAATCTTGATATTTCTGCTTTAATCTATCGAACTTCTGTCCTAGTTGTTCTACGTCAAGTTGATACTTATCAAACTTGAATCCTTCTTCGAACATCTTTGCAGAAGAACTGGCTTCTTTAAGTTGAGTATCTAGATCAGATACCTTCTGTTTGATATTATCAAATTGACCTTGATCGAGATTGCCAGCTTTAAGTTGGTCTGTTATTTCACGATAACCATCACCAATTCCCTTAAGCTTTTCTCTTAATGAATCTGCGGCAGTGCCTTCCATTCCTTTAGGAAGATTGGTCATTTTATCTGTAAGCTGTGCTACCTCTTGTAATTGCTTTGTGTCAATAGATTTGGCAAGTGCTAAACTTTGCCCTTCGACAGACTGCTGGAAAGCTTTCATCTGAGTTTCAGCTGCGCTTATATCAGATGTTAATGTTTTAAAGCTGTCAAGCCAAGACTGATTCCCATTGACATCCTTTACACCAGAAATAGATTCACGTAAACTGTCAAACCTTTCTTGAAATTGTTGAGTTTCAATCCCAGCTTCTTGCAGTTTACTCTTTATTTGATCAAATCCAACTTGTGCTTTTTCTAAATCGTTTGCTTCGCGCTGAACCAGACCTTGACTAATATCTTTCGCCGCAAGATCAGTAGCGCCATATTGAGCATCTTTCTGTTCCTTAATAGTATTTTTTGCCTTAATCATTAAGGCAGAAATATTACTTTCCTGATCGGCAGTAAACTTCCCGCCAGCCTGATCCAGTTCCCCAAGTGCATCTCTTACAGCTTGAATCTCAGTCTCTGCTTTTGTTCTAAATTCACCAGTTAAAGGATTCTTTTGATTAAAAGCTTGAGAATACAAAGTATCAATAGCACTATTATTCCGTGCGAGATACCTTGTGTTATACGCACTTGCACTTAAAGAATCCTTTTGCAAAGCCTCTTGTTGTTTAACTACATCGCTTGTTGCCTTGCCTAAGTCTTGTAAATCTTGAAGTTGCTGTTGTACTTTACCAGAATTGACATCATCTTGCGTAATTTTTATAGCATCAATAGCATCCTTATATTTTTGTAGCTGTTCATTGGCCTTGTCTGCATAATCACCAGTTAACCCATATTGACCTTGTGTCCTTGACCTCATGTCTTCATATAGCTTCTTCTGTTGCTCTAATTGCTTATTAGAAGCCTGAAGTGCATTTGCTTGGGCTTGATAATTTGTTGTTACTTCTTCACTTGCTACACGATAAACACCGTCAGCTTTATTTAAAGCCAATACAGCTTTGGTGGTCTTACCTAGTTCATTCTGGTACTCTACAATACCCCTATACTCTTTAGACTTAGGATCAAATGCTACCCTTGTTCTAAGTAGCTTACCACCTTTGTCTCCAATACTCTTTGCAAAAGTATTAACCTCTTGCTGCATGGCCTCTTTGTACTTTTTAAGGCCAACTCTATTAGATAGTTTAGACAGAGGAATAGCTCTTGTGCTGCCCTTACCTGTTTGATTTGCTCTTTGATTAGAACCTTTGCCTACATTCCCAGTCAAATTATTTACATTAGTCAACTGGTTAGTTATATCTGCCAGTTCTGATTTAACTGCTGGATTAATTTGCAGATTAATCTCAACAGGATTCTTCAATTCATTTAACTGAGCTTTTATATCACCTAACCCAGATAGTACTTCTGAAAAATTTGTTGTCAGTGTTATACTACCTGTCATATCAAGATTACCTAAAAGCGATCCTATTTTACTCGGATCAACTTTTGCCAGACCCACAACGGAAGAATCTCCAGCCATATTTCTCACCCTCTTGCTTTATATATTTAATTGTTTTATTATATCAATTATTATATTAACCACCATCACCAACTGTGACATGGGCAGTAACACATTCAGCCCAAGGCCCAAGTGCGCTTCTAATTCTATTTTGTAATTGTCCATCCCAGAATTGAGCAGCTGTATCAAGATATGGCCTTGGTAAAGGAACGCCAGAAGCACCTCTTCCCATTACATATCCATGCCATCCTCTACCGAAGTTCATGAAGCCACCAAGTTCATCGCCATAGTTCCAGCCACCATACGCTCTATTAAATGAAGCAACTGGTGTAATAGCTATTTTCAGATCTCCAACTTCAACAGAATAGTTTCCTGCATTACTCAATGAATTTCTTCTCGCATATTCCTTTGGGCTATACACTCCATACACTTCTCCAACTGCCCTATTAGCCAAATCTTGTTGAATCTCAGTAGCCACTTGAGCCATCACCTGATTAACAATCGCTTTTATCTCTGCCGCTATTTGAGCTACAAGTGAACCTTTACTTATAGATATATTCATACACTCACCTCCAACATATAAAACTATCTATATAAATAAACAAAAAAATAAGGCAATGCCACATAATATAATGGCATTGCCTATTGTTTAATCAAATTCACATTTCATTATTCAGCTTCTGCCAGATAACTTAGTCCTAATTTACTATTATATACCTGAGACTCAATCAGATTAGTCATATAAGTCTCAAAGTCACCGACCGCTTCCATTACAACGTCCTTCATTTCTGCATTCATCATATTTAGCACATCGTTCTTTACCATCTCAAAGGCATGCTTTTGTGCTTCTTCATTGAACATATCTTCAGCCTTTAGATTCTCAACATAAGTTTGCTGCACACGATCTACAGCTTCACGAACCATCTTCTCAAACATGTTCAGATACTTCTTCTGAACGTCATTCTTCATCTTCTGACGAATTAGATTAAAGCCATAAGGGATAGCAACACTAATAATAATTTTAAATAGAGTGTTGATGATATACATAATTACTTCATTCCAAGACATTTTATTCACCTCAATTTTATTCGTCGAGAGTACCAACTATTGGTAGTTCATTTACCTTCTTAATCAATCCCTTGACATATCCATTTCCATTGAATACTTTTGTATACTCTTCAAACATTTCTTCAAGTGCTTTATGCTTTCCTATTTGAATTTCTCCAGCAGCTAATGCGGCATAACAAGAATCCACAATAGAATTACGGATCTGTTTGAAGTTAAATTCTTTCTGCTCATCAAGTCTCTTGTTGATATTATTCAAAGACTCCTTAATCTCTTTTAGAGTCTGATCATGTTCTTTTAGTAGTTTTGATTGGTGATCATTCTCGTCCTTTAGTTTTTTATACTTGTCGAAAAATACATACAGGCTCTTAATGCCTTTTATAAGGGCTGTGATTATAGCGATAATCACAGCACCCCATGCAAAAATAGTTCCTATGCTAATATCGGCAAGTATACTCCATATTGACGCAGTATCCATATTCATCACCTACTTGCTAATGATAGAAGCAAAAATATTGCTTGGCTGCATTTTTAACTTCTTCATAGGTTCCTTTTGCTCTCGCAGAACTTGAACTTGCAGGGTCATTTACATATATATATTTACCATCGTCTTTCCATAAGCAACAAAAATGCGTTAACCCACTATGTTTCCATAGGGACAGACTATCTCTTCATTTGACAATATGTGGACTAAGATTAAATGTTGTATATGTATTGTCAAATGCGTGGCGCTTCGCAAACAGGAGTTTCACCTATAAGCTACAGGCGTTTGCCTTAGTCGTTACACCTTCCTATAAAGGCTCGGCACGGTATCTGCATATGATCTACACTTAGCGTTCACCGTTAGCTGTTTCATATGAAACAACACCCAGTATGTACTGGTTCACCACGTTAGGAGGCCATTATGTTAACCTCCATTAGTCCACTTACTCGGTCTAAAAGACACCACAACCAAACCACCAGCTGCCAAACAGACTTGCATGGTAACAAAACTACTTGTCTGTACAAATTTTGAGAATGGATATCTGCCAGCAACAAACTTATAAAAGCCCCAAGCTGTTCCAGAGTTGGTTGTCCTGAATCCATTCGCTACAGACATTGCGCACATTTCAACTGGAGTAATCTTTTTGTCAAACCATGTATTTATAATATCTGCCATCGAAGTCGGGCCACAACCAGAGTTCCTTATGGTTTGACTTTTATTATATGTGTTATTCTTTGTATAAATCTTACTCCCCCATCGGCTATCATACTGTTTGAAATCTGTGGGTTGTTTCGTCCCAGCTCCATTATCTGAAACTACATTTTCAACCTTACCATCCTTCTGACTTTCATCCAGTCCAAATAATGCAGACCATGTTTTTATGCCAACCTTGCCATCAACAGTCAAGTTCTTTGCCGTCTGAAATGCCTTAACATATTGCTGTTCATCTTCTTTATACACTCCATCTAACTTCATCGTCTCAAGCATAGTCTCAAGAGCATACACATACTTACCAGTTGATCCAAACTTTAACACAGGAGAATCACCAATCATTTTGTGCAAAGTCTTTTCTCCAACTTTCCCATCAACCACAAGATTATTATCAAGCTGGTAAATCTTTACGGCCTGTTCAGTATCATCCCCAAACTTGCCGTCAGCTTTAATATCAAGGATGAATTGAATGGCCTTAACTTTATCTCCCTTACTTCCCCTCTTCAAAACTTCAAAAGGCATATGATCTACACCTCCTTGCCGTTTACAAGGATCACAATCTTAGTCTTCTCGTCTCCTTGTTTCTCAGTTGCAATCCCCCTTAATCTTTCAAATAGTAGTGAAATGAAATTCTTAAAATTCATTTTCATCACCTCTTATGCGAACGCCTATTAGACATACGGTTCTCCGACAATTAACTCGTACTCTTCTGCCGTAATCCATTTTTTTACAACAGCATTATGTACCATTGTCTTATTCCATAGACCAGAATCATAATACTTCTTTACTTTATTATATTTCGGACTCATCGTTAGTTCCCTCCTCAATTTCCTCGGTCGGTATCTCTACATCAGTCATCATAGCGATATAATCAATGTTTGCCGCATTTGCTGCTGCCCTTGCCATTGCATTCTCTATAGCCGCTTGCTCTGCTGGACTGAAAACATTCCTCTTAATCATTGCAATCCTCCTCCCATAAACCCTTATAAAACTTATTTAATCTCTGAATCAGTTTATAACTATTCCCTTTTCCTAAATGGTTAATCCATGTGGCCCACGACATATTAACACTCTCTTTACTTATTTCACCACGTTTTGCTTTCTTTACCAGTCTGACATATTTCTTCCGTCCACTTTTGACCTTCGCTGGATCTGCTATCATTAAAACCTTTCCAGTTTCTGTAAGCCTGAAGCAAAAGCCTAAAAATGGGATGCCTTCTTTTAACCTATAAACTCGTGTCTTTTTATGGTTCACTTCAAATCCCAGTTTTGCAAGCTCATTCTTAGTAGTCTCAAGACAATACTCTAAAAAGGCTTTATCTTTATGAATCATAATCATATCATCCATATATCTAATATATAGTTTTACTTTTAGTCTTTCCTTGATTGTATGGTCGAGATCATTCAATAAAGAAATCCCAGCAATCTGAATCAATTGACTGCCGGGATTATATCCTACTTCTCCTTCATACTGTGATCTCATTATGGTAATCACTCGCTGATACGCCCAGTCTGGTAACTTCCTCCGAAAGTTCTCTTCTGCTACATTATGTCGCATGTTTGGATAATATCCATGAATGTCAATTTGTGCCACATAGCCATCTATTCCATACTTGCGATAATACATCCGTAGAAATTGCTTCATTCGCTCTCTCGCTGGATCAGTTCCTTTCCCAGTTTGACAAGCATAATTATCGTAGATAAAGCCATTGGTCATAATCGGATAAACAACATTGTCATTGAGACTTCGTTGATATACTCTGTCGCGAAAAGCTATAGATGCAATTTCTCTGGGCTTCGGATGTGTAACAGTGAAATGTTTAGGTGGTGCCGCTTCGTATTTTCCAGTTTGTAAATCCTTCTCCAATTTATCAGTACGTTCAACAGCTCTGTGATAGTAAGCTGCCACACTGTCTTTCCACAACACACCTTTCTTGCATTTCATTACTGATTCATAAAGTGCTTCAAATCCGACGGCACTATCCTCGCGTATATTTATTAAATCTGATTTCATAAAAACCTCCTGCGTGTATAGCTCATCAGGCTCCCATTTGGAGTCCCGAACATCACAGTCGTATTGTTTTGCCTTTTCAGGCAGGGAATTCGGCTCCCTGCGTCTGAGCCGATCTATCGTAGCTTACAGCTACGTATGCTTTTTTCACGGCGTTGCGCAGTCCGGGGCGGGGCGATTCGCGTTCGTCGCGTTGTTGTTGTTGGCGTTGCCAGCCGTGTTCACATTCCACACGTTGTTCGCGTTGCCGCGATTGGCAGAACGCAGCCTGACGTTCTGAGTACAGCCTACATCCCCGTTGTATTAAAAAGTTAAGCCATATTTGGCTTCAACCTTCTTGCGTCATTGTCGCGCCATGCGCGAATTTTATTCCTAACTTCAACAGTCAAGTTAATCCAATACCGAACTCTCCTTGATTCAAGATGAAACAGTGGCTTTGATATTTCAATTAAAACACACAATCTATTACATAAACTTGCCGCTCTGTCTTGCATTCTAATCCTCTCTGCATAACGATCTTCATTGTTTCCAACCTTTATGTTGTTCGCCTCCCAACACAAAGAAACAATTTCAATTACGCAATTCTGTATTTTAGCAATAAATACCGATTGACTCCTTGGGAAATATTTGTCGTTCTCCAATATCTTCAGAGTATACACAGCCAATTTTCTTGCTTTTGTGTTGACTACAAGTTCGCCCTCACTTCTTTTTCCAACTGGCACTGACAATTTTATATCACTCCTTTTTTTTATTTATATCCCGCCCCTTGCGGGGCGGGATTACTGATTAACAGATGACGCAGGCCGGGGCGGGGCGATACGCGCTCGTCGCGACGTTGCTGTTGGCGTAGCCAGCCGTGTACACAAGCCACACGCTGTTCGCGTAGCCGCGATGGGCAGAACGCAGCCTGACGATCTGAGGTGATGTATGATTATTATATGCATAGCGAATATGTGCAGTATTGGCGAAGTCAGCGCCCGTTTTCTGGGGAGAACTGAGACTAAGACGATCTTTCCAATAGGGCCAGAACTCTCCTTCTACGCCACTTGCTTGTGGGACAATATATTCTTGCTCCGAACTCGGAAGGAAGAAATAATCCCAAGTGTCTTCACTTGCGCCAATCTCAGAATCTGTAACCGTATTCAATGCAGTTGTAACTTTAATCTTTTGAATCGCAGCACGGAAATCTCCAGAAAGTCCATGCATATGTCCAGCGATGCTTGCATGCTGCTGTGGTGGCCTGTCGTAAATATTCTGCGGAGTCCACCATTCACCAGCTACCTTATCACTATTAAGCCATTGCCGCATAGCACTTTGGCTCCACCTGTTATAACCATATGCAGCGCGTTGTAGACTGTTGAGTTGATCACCAGTGTCAGAATAAGAAGCATTTGAAACCATCGTTCCAAGATCAGTGCCGCCACTGCCCTCAGTTATATCCAGTGGCCCAGCCAGAGGAGTAATACTGGTTGCACTCTCAAAGATATAAGCCTTCCAATTAGACGGAGCTACATCTGGCGCACCCCAAGTATAAAAATTACTTCCGTTGCCGATAACAATCTGTCCTTTGACCGGAACATCTACAGGAGTTGTAAACTGATAAACCTTTCCTGCCACACAATGTGTCCCCCAATTAGTACCGATGCCAAAGTGATATGTACCCGCTGTTAGTGCAGATGCAACACAAGTCCAAATAGCCTCACTTGCATCAAACTGAATTCCATCTAATGCCCAGTGGCTCTGTAGCCACATTGCAGAAACTTCTTTGTTCGGATTACTCAACTTTATCGCATTGTGGAACGCTACTACGTCCATATCAAGACGATTATAGGACTCTGTAATAATTACTTCGTCTCCGTCTGCTGGCGTCCCTGTCGCTGTAATGCCATAATCGGCCAGCCTGACCGCAGTGTCATTATATGTCCACACTCCAGCGTGATATATAAAGACATGGATACCACCGCCAACAATGCTTTCCGCAGATAGAAATGTTTCTTCGTCTACAGTTACAGCTGTAATACCAGTACTCTCGCCAATACTAGCAGACACGCTGGTTTCTTTTTCAACCGCCATTTGTGAACCGATGCCATAAACCTTTTCTCCCATTCCAGCTTTGACAATATTTGCTGTTGCTGCCCAGCCTTGTTCGCTGCTTACTTGCCCTGCACTACTGAGTGCCATTAGCTCCATAGCCTCAACCATTCTTCCAAACTTGCCGCCCTCAAGAATATTTATACTCATTTTCTGTCCTCCTTACTCTTCCGTATAAGTTATAGTTGTAGCCAATGTCTCCAGATTGGTTACAATTGTTAACACCTCTCCAGTGCTTAATGTCCTAGTTTCTGTTGCTGTACTATCTGTCACGGTATAGTTATCTGTTCTAACAACAGCCTGCCCCTCTGAATGTACGATCCCAGTTATATTTCCATTCCCATCTTCTACAAGTGTCTGCACTGTTCCAGTTAGCATCTCAGCACATAATTTTGATATGACTGAAGAATCATCGAATTTGGCCTTTAAATTATTGACTTCGGTTGTACTTGCAGCCTCAATATTACCTCTAGCTGTGTTTTTCTGTGCAGTTGTAAATGATTGTGCTATCTTGGCGCTTACCGCACTTTCAGACAATTCTTCAACTTCACCTTCAATGTTCTCTACCAGATCAGATACATCAATAATAACTTCCCAATAATCGGTGTTAGTTAAAAGAGTATCAACAGGAACGTCCTGTTTTGCGATATAATATGTTGACAGATCTGTATTAACTACAGTATCTAAAATCTCATACTCAGTTTGAGGACTCCAAACACCCTTCGGAGTCATTCTGACTTTACCAGCAGTTTTCCAAACACTCATTTAATCACCTCCATTTTGTTCATTACTCTCAAGACTTGATGGAGTATTCAATTCAACCTTATATTGTAGATTTCCAGTATTATCTATCTGAAAATCAACTTGCTTAATAAAATATCCCTTTACACTTTCTATGATCGGCTTCATCTTTGACATAATGAGTGCATATAAAGATAGATCCATCTTACATCACCTCAATCCATTCGCCTTGACTGTCAAGCCTATAGAATTTACTCAAATCAGCTGTAGAGGCCGTACTCCCCGGAGCAGCTTCTTCAGCCAACGAAGCCAACTCGGCTTCTATATCTGAAGTCGTTGTAGATTCAAGCATATAATCATAGATTTTAGGACTATTGTAATAATCTCCAACCTTTACTATAATAGCCATGCTATCACCTCCGTTGGTTAAATAATAAATCAGTATTTATTAGTCATCTACTGCAAAACTCATAGCACAATCTATCCATATAGCAGCTGACGTGTACTTAGTACCGCTTTCAGTAGTAACTGAATACAAGTACAATCCCCCATTTGAATCAATATAAAAATTTGCTCGTCTTAATTGCCCAGATGCTCCTTCCGCAACATTAGTGCGATATATAGTTCCAGACGGCCTATATCCAGATGGTAATGTAGCTATAATAATTGGGCTACTACTTGGTTGCACATTTATGCCACCTCGAATAAAAACCATCCCACCAAGGATCATATATCGTAGCTTGCCATCACCATTATCGTTTGGATCAGGTGTAGTTACATTACTTGAAACTGGCAAATCTGTCCACGGTGTTCCACTTACATTTATCCCCTTATAGAAATATGCAGGATAATTACATTCAAATAATCCAGCGACAGCAAACTTACCAAATGCAACACCGCCGATTGGGTTACCAGACAAATGCATATTTGCAAATGCACGAGCAATATAAACAGAAGCGGTTACTTGATCATAAGCATCGCCAAATGAGAAATTAATAGTATAGTTATAAGCAGTATCAAAAGTATAACTACTGAATATAGCAGGCGCATCCTCCACATAGCCGCTCGATGTTAGAGCCGAAGCTATTGCTGTAGATGGTATCGTAATACTACTTGTAACGCCATCGTCTCTTGTGATTGTAGCTATTGCAGACGTAATATCAGTTTCATCATAATCCTCATCGATAGTAAGGGCAAAGCTACCAAACACAGACGTTCCCTCGTTATCCAAAGAATACTCTTGAGTTTGACTGTCTAAAAGATAACGATCAAACTCAATTAAACGAATAGATGTAATTACTCTATAAGTTAAATATATTAGCTTGTGTGTATTTAACGGCAATGAATCTGTGGCCCTTGTATATTGACCATCCAACCAAATTATATCAAATGTTAGATATAAATCCTTGTTTCTACCAGCTATATAATCTTCACTTACATTTGGCATAGTAAAACTAATAGAAAACTCTCCTTCTGTATTCCTAGCTATGTCAGCTCCTACCGCCTTAAAACTAACAGAATTAAAACTACCCTGTAAAGAAGAAATCGCATATACCCTAATTCCAATAATTCTACCTTGCGTATGTTTCACTACACCATTTATAGTTACTAAATCTCCATCTAATACTGTTGATCCTAAATCTGGATTAATATTAAATTTGACATACCCATAGCTAGTGGTACTTAAATCTTGTGTATATTTATATGTAGCCATCTTTTACTCCTTCAACTTAAATGCCAAGCCACCATCAGCAGTTCTTCTCAATTGATAATTACCAAACTGAACATAATTGCTTCCAAACTGGCTATATTTCTGACCATTCATGACTATGTTTACAGAAGAATCATCAATCAGTACTTCACTATTCTTATTAACATCTCCAACATGAAGACCTTCGCTATCCACCCTAATAACAGTATCCATTGTTTCTAAACTGATTTCATTTGCAACGCCACGAATACTATCGTTTGCATATAGATATAGATCATTCTGTGCCTCCATTGAGATCTGGTTTGCCGATGTGATTCTGATCGTGTCATTTGCCGTCAGATCAATATCATCCGCAATAGAAGAAAGGACTCCACTGGTCAGTTTAATATTTGCTGAAGATGTACCACTTTGTACAATCCAACTTAATTCATCGGCAGATTGATTAACAGTAGATACTAAACCACTATCCTCGTCTCCAACTGTAGACACCAAGCCATTGACAGATACTACTAATTGAGCATACTGTGTCCCATTAACATTTAAATTGTTTGCAACATACCTCAACGCATCAGTTGTCATTGTCATATTAGATGATGAAGTACCACTTTGAATAATCCAATCAATTTTATTTGCTTTTTGCGATACCGCAGACAACCCTGTCTCTTCATCATAAACAACTGTAGAGATTCCTTCTACTGTTTGATCTAACCTAGAAAATGCTGTATTCTTTATAGTTTTCCAGCTGCCAAGTTTACCATCAACATATTGATAATCGACACCCAAATCCTCTTCTGAATCTGCACCAATAACTAAATCATCATCAATAATACTAAACTCATATTTTTCATCTACGCCATCGGCATATCTATAACACAAGTTGCCATCATCGTCATATGCAAATTCAATACCTTCTGCGTCTCCAATTATCTCAGCTACAAAATAATCTTCTACGTTTGGATTTCTCCAGACATCTCCATTCGCTTTTATAACTGGCGTACCAACTTGAACATATGTTGTAGGCTGGCTTGCAACCAGCATACTAATCTGATCTGCGCGTTGCTCAATCTTAGATATGTGAGTATTTATTGTTTCAACTTGACCTTCAATTACAGCATTGTCTTCTCTTGTCACCTGTAATAAAATTTCATCATTGGTCTGAGAAATCCTTGATGACATATTTTGTATTAACTTATTGATGAGAATTGAATTGCCATCTAACGTTGACCCATCTATTACTACCCAGCTGCTTCCATTCCACTTCCGTACTATATTCGGTACTTTACTTGTATCTACCCAAATAAGCCCTTCTTCAGGGTCTTCTGGAGCCGTATCCTGAGACAGTATTTCATTCTCCAACACGTCAGCAACCCGAAGAGTAATATAATCTCCAGCTACAACATCAATATTATCTGCCATAGCACTTATCATTCTGTCTGTCAGCACAAGCTTGGTTGGCGTAGAATCCTGAGTCTCAATCATCAGGCCAATATAATTATTTGCAAGTGTAATACTTGCATTTGATGAAATATCAAGAACATTACCAAAGTCAGCAGAGTGGATAACTGAAGTAGTCAAGTCGCCAACAACACCAGTGTTTGCAAACAGCTGAGACACCTTAATATTACTTGCAATCAAATCCATAATAGTAGCATCTTTTGCAAAAATACTCGAAGCGTCAAGATGCTTTGTTAAAATAGACCCAGCAATAATCTTGTCTCCACTGACTGCATTGTTGGCTATCTTCTCGGTTGTAACAGCGAGATCATCAAGTACTTCTGTTGTTACAGTTCCTTCTTCAATTAAAACATCACCATCAAAAGTAACTGGAGTAGCTACCACTTGTTCTGTAGTAGGGTCTATAACCAGCTGACACATTTGCCCATTATCATCTTTAAGCATCAGCTTACCAACAGACAAAGCATAGATATTACCCTCAGTCACAGCGAGATTGTCAATATAGTATTTTCCACCAACGCCTTCTCGAATGAAGGCAGTAGCAGCATCAACAACATCTATCTGGGCAGAAGAGATCCTTGCCTTACCAATATCCGCAATACCAAGTGTTGCAATATCTGCTCTAATCTGTTCAACATCAAGGCTTCCGATCTGAGCATCTTGAACTATCAGGTTCAAGAATTCACCGAATGATGCATACAAATCTCCAATCTGAGCAGTATCAGCTGCTATACTCTTGACCTCCAGCGAGGCAAGACTTGAAACAGCAGACACAATAGAAGAAGCTATTTGATCTCCTTGTTCAGATTTACTACTAGCATTAGCAATAAAACCACCAACAGCCCCATATAATCCTTTCACTTGAGAGGCATTGATTGTGCCACCATATCCTGATGCATTCCCACCTGTATAGTTACGGATTTGATTATTGACATAACTCTTATTATTATCTTTTACTACTGCCCGAACGGCTTTAACCATCTCTTCAGCAAGGACTTTCACTGCTTCTCTGTCTGATGCCATATTAATCCCCTCCTTGCTATTTTGAATGATTAATATTATTCATTATCAGACTTCGAGAAGTCTACAATATTAGTTGCCTTTTCTGCTTCATTTAGATTATTGTTTTCAGTATTTGCAGTATTAACGCTCTCTGCAAGTTCTTCAATACTCACGTCCACATCTACTTCCTTTGAACGATCCATAATCTCATTGTATAGACTCATAAGACCGTCAACCTTTTCTGGATCAATTGCATTGATCATATTCTGAAGATCTTCATTCTCAAGAAGCGCTGTCATAAAAACATTTGCCTTAACAAGTACATCTTTAGCAATTCCAATGGCGGTTCCAAGATTAGCCATCGGAGCATTGATCCGTTCAATTTCACAGTCAATATAATAATGGAACATCTGAATCTTTGTGTCGTAAGCTTTTAGTACTTCGAGCCAAACGGGACTATTCCTAATCTCCATTACTTCATCGAAACTATAATCGTTATCGTAATCTGTAAACATCACCAGCACAGAAACAGTTTCATAATAATCTCTGAGATAAGCATGATAAATACCTTTATCAGCGTATGATTTTGAAACTACATATTCAATAAAATCCATCATCTTTGAATACTGGATGCCTTTATCTACAACATTAAACTCTTTAATATCCATTGTTTTTTCTCCTTTTAATTTAATTCGTGTTTTACCCACATGTCAAATAGGCGTTTTGTAAATTCATTTTTCGGGAAGATAAAGCATATCTTTCTTTCTCTCCCAACATACACATCGAGCAATGGCGCATTGTTTTCAAGATACGCCGCTGCTTGAGCAGGATTAACTATAATGCAAGTTTCTTCTGGGAAGTATGATTCCCCAGTAAGCTTTGATGTTTGTCGCATAATCTCTTGTCTCTCCTTTTATACAAAAAAATAGGCCACTCCACAAATGAATGTGAAGTGACCTTCTTCTTTAATATTACTTCACATTAGATCTTTTTTTTGTCGTACCTATAATCATATTTCTTATAATCTTTTGTCTGCCCCTTGCTTCGCCATTCTTTCTTTGACTCTGTTGCTTTGATCGTTTGATTCTTACTTTGTTGCTTCTCTTCTTCATCAAAATGCTTTTTGACTTCTTTAAACTTTGCCTTTATTTCTTTTGTGTATTCCTGACCAGTAGGTAATTCGATGGCAGAAATGTAATCAAATTCTTCTTTTGTAATATCTTCTATGTTTTTATTTAGCACTGTGTATACTTGAAAGCATTCAACACAGTCACAATATTCTCTCCAATATTCAAGACCCATTGACCTTAATTGGAGGCACTTATTACATAGCCTATATCTGTGTCCACATACCTTACATGTAGCGTTTGATTCAGGAAGATCTTTACGATTAATAAGGATCACTTCCTTTCTATGTTTCTTTCAACTTTTATATTACTGTTGGCTTGCGCAATGCCAACAATAATGAAATGTATTTAAATTACTTTTAAATTATACATATTTTTCAGCTTCAAATAAGGCCACCCAAGTTGTTTGGGTGGCCTTATTTTTTTTATTTCTTTTTAATTAAGAGTTAGAGGACTCCGGCACAACCAAACTATAAAGTACTTTGGTCTTGTCGCAGTAATCCTGTTGCGCCCTTAGAGAAAAGCTGTGAGTTGCATCGGTAGAGAAATCCAGATCTACGTCAGGAGCCAGAGTAGCAGAAGGCATGATCAGATAAGCATAGTACAGAGTAGACTTATCGCAAGGATCAACACAAAGAACCTCAAGAACAAATTTGCCAGCCTTGGGGAAATCCTTGGCGGTGTTCATCAGCTTAACAGCCTGATTGCCAGAAGTACCATTTGCTTCATACTCATAGAAAGCAATAATAGTATCGCCAATAGACAGCTCGTTAGCAGCAAAAGTCAGAGTAGTACCAGTCTGGGTAAATACGCCAGCAGCAGCTTGAGAGCCACAAGTTAGCTTCCTACCCATAGAGCCGTCGCCATTCAGTACATAAATGTAAGGAACTGCATAAGTTTCACCAGTAGGCACTACGGGAGTGTGAGTCAAAGTAGCAGAGGTAGCAGCTGTCATTTCAATTTCATCAAAGATAGGCACAAGAAACTTGTTAGTAGCAGAAGAAGAAGCTAGAGCTTGATCGCCTCCACCCTGCGCAGCAAACAGAGTCAGATCCCACAGGGCGTTTTCAGCAGAAATCTCGCACTGCTTGGCGCGATAGAAGGTCATAATGGGAGTACCAGTACCGTCAACTGCATCCTGAGAATCGGTAGTAACACTAATAGAGAAGTTAGAAATCTGAGAAACAGACCATAGTGCTTCACGAGTAGTGGTACTAAACATAACGCCACGCATAATACGATCGATTACTAAGTTATTTAGAACCATAATTCAATTCCTCCTTTTATATTTCTATCAAAAGAAACACTACCAATTAGTCAATAGTGATTTCTCTCATCCAATTTAATTTTTCATTCTTTATCTTTTTACTATCAATTGTTCCAGCATAAACACCATTCAACAAATGGTTCGTACTGTCAATAAGTCTTGCCCTTTGAACAGCATCCATAAACTGAAACATCGTCAAGTCCCACACATCTTTATATCCATATTTAAAGCCAGAATAATTTACCATTGCGGAGATCAGTCCAAATAGATTTGACTTAAACTCTTTATCCTTGTTTAATTCTCTATTCCTTCTATCTTCCTCAATTAGAATTTGTTTGGTATATTTATTACCAGCTTTTTCTACTTTCTTTTTAATTGCATGAGATTTGCACAAACAATCTTGCATTTTATAAAAGATAAATTTGTCAATAACAATATCATCTTCTTTGTTGTAAAGAATCAAATCGTCATATTCATTTTTTAGTATAATAAATTTACTAAAGTCTATATCGGGAAAGAATATGGATGTCTCTTCAACTTTCATTTGCCTTGACATTGCAAAGAATAGTTCCATATCACTAAATTCCATCCAATCTATTCCAGCATCCCATAATACTGATTTCATGTCACTTGGAATTGCCGTTAAATTAGATAGAATGTGATAGTATTCTCTTTCACCAAATTTAATAACATTTTGAAGTGTAGGCTGTATATATGTAATCTTGTCTGTTATCTTAATTGTTCTACCTGACAGTAGGCTAAGAGTATCTATCCCAACAACACTCATTGCTTACAAATATTAATATTGAAATCCTTTACAGAATACATGGAGTATAAACCAGAATAGCCTCTGCTTGGTACACTCATAACGTCACATGCCTTTAAAACTACTTTACCAAGTCCATACTTAGTACTGCCATTTAACAATTTATCAATTTCAGATATAATTAAATCTGTACGCATTCCGTATTTAGTACGCATAATATCTTGATGAGTAAAAACATAAACAGTCAAATACAACTCTGTTATAACTCCGTCTTTAGGATATGGTGCAGTTACAGTGAAACAAACATATGTTGTTGCCTGATCCGTAATTAAAGGAACATAATTATATGGGAAAATACGAGAATACCTCATATCTTTGCCCGTAATATCGTCCTTATCTAAATCAAGTTTTAATAACTCTACAATCTTATCAGATGTACAAATAGCTTCCATGAGAGTATTCTTATAAGTTGTAAATTCTTCTAAATGAGCCATTTATAGCCATCCTCCTTCTTCGCTATCTTCCGTATCTGAAACAATATCCTTAATGCTTTTTGCCACTAAGTCCTCAACATCATCTTGACCAGCAACAAACTGATCTTCTTTCATAGTGATTTCAACATATCCAGTATTTGGGAAAGTTCCTGTTATAACATTCCGTCGAGAGACACGAAATGCATTTGGATTTACTCCATTCTCAATCATGGCATCCATAAATTCTTCTGCATCAATAATAAATCTGTCATCTCTCTCAATTAAAACTGTTTCCTCATCAAGCCTAACAATCGCTTTTATTTGAAAATCACCTATTCTCAATACGCTTGTACCTTTTGTACCTTCTGAATACTTGGTTGCGTCTTCTACTTTACCTACACGTTCAATAATTTCACCTTTTGAATTTTTCCATCGTAGTGTTATATTACACTCGTACATTCTACCCTTTGACTGTATCCGTCTATCAGCATCCATTTTATAAATAATGTAATTTACACCATTCCAATTTACAATATCTCCTAGATCGAATCTGTCATCAGGTAAAGATTTTATTTTCTTTATCTGTTCATCACCCTTATCTCTAGTGATCAACACCAAATGTGGTTCTCCATTTATGGTTACATCTTCTGCATCAATAGACTTTTTAAAATCTCTTGAAATCCGATGCTTGATATCTCGTATCTGATACTCTTTCATAGTATTCACACCATTTGAGCGAGAAATAATTCGTCCTAATTCATATGGAGTAAAATTCATGAGCATCACCTACTCGCATATCTGTACGAACAACCCAGTTGTACGATCTCTCATTTGATATTCAGATATTTCAATCTTTAACTGAGTCTCATATTGCTCTACCATATTCATAAACGTTTTACGTTCATTTGCTGGAGAATACATATTTAAATCACTAGATGTCATTACACCATGAAAAGTTCTCAGAACAGTAATATCCCGCTGAAGGTACATCAAAAACATAGTCTTCACTAAGAGGTTGATTTCTGCATCTGTCAACATTTCTGCAAAGGCCATGTATATAATTGTTTCGGGATCTTCATCTTCTTCAGGTTGGATCTCTTCTTCAACTTCAATTATATTTGAAAATACACTATCAACGACCAACTTACGAGACAAATAAGAAGTGGCTTCTTTTAGCAACACTTCTGCGCGTTGCCCCGCCACTTCCATGCTCTCTTCTTCATCCAATTCAAAATAGGAGAAGAAATCAACATCATTTTCAATATAGTGATAAAAAGCTTGAATCACATCAGAAAATGGCGTTACATTTTCCATAGGGCAACACTTCCTTTAAATTTACTTTTTTGAAGTAGATCTCTTTGTTGATCTTTTAGTAGAAGCTGCATTTGATCCTTCAGACCCTTCAGTATCACCATTCTCAATACTGCTTTCTGTTTTAGCTTTAACAAGCTGCTCTGTTGCAAGTTTCTTAACAAGTTCTTGCATCTCAGCAAGCTGCTTCTTCAGGTCTGCCACTTCGTCCGCAGAAACAGCGGTTTCAATATCCGCAGGGCGAATTACAATCTTGCTTGTAGAAACTCCTGCATTTAATTCACGATATCGAGCATTTATAAGATTAATAACATTTTGAGACACATCGCGCTTTTCATTCATAAAGCGTACCATCATACCACGAACACGCTCAAAAGTAATCAAGTCCTTAATATCAATTACTCGCTGCATTTTATCTACTGTAGGGTGCATAATAATATCTTCAATAACGTTATTGAACCAAACCCTGTTCTTCCAATTCTTTACGCCAAGAGCATCATACATTCCTTCCCTATCTTCTTCTGCAAAAATCAAAAGACCAATATTAAAAACCTTACCACGAGAATGAGCATATTCAATCTCTTCAAAATCTACAAAATTCATTGTAGGTTCTCCGTCGAGACAAGGCGGGAATATATAATCACGTCGCTGACCAACAAGATTCACCTGAAAAGGACATTCATTATATACTCGGATATCTTTCTTTCCTCTATAACTCATTTATTATCTCTCTTTCTATTGTTATTATTGTTAAATATTATTTTCGCTATCAAGATAATAAACCCCAATAGCGAAAAATAACATATTACTGAGCCATTACGATCTTGGCAATCTTCTCAGGCTTAGTGATCATGGTACCAAAGGAGAAACCATTGGCCTTAATATGAACATGTTCAGCATTATTATCCATAGACTCATAAACATGAGTTTCACCACGAGTAATAGCAGAACCAATCTTACCAGCAACGCCCAGCACAACCTGATTGGGAATAACTAGATTGCCATCAGCCATCTTGCGGATGCCAGAAAAACCACGCATTTCCTGACCAGCATAGAAACCAATAGAACCATACCTACGCCATGCTTCCTTGGCAGCATCAGACTGGATCTCAGAAGCAGAGGGTAACTTGCTCATTGCCATGATATACTTGTTCTGACCAAGGATCACAGTGCTTTCACCGGGTTCAGCAATATCCATTAGATAAATAGCTAGAGCATCAGCAGAAGTGGCAGTAGGAGCAGCAGTCGCCTCAGAGATTAGATTGGGAGCAGCAGTAACAGCAGCAACGGCGCGATTAAACAGAATGCTCCAGCGCTTCTGAGCGAAAGCTTCTTTCATATAATTTACTAGACTGGCAACAGTCTTATAGCCACCACGACGCAGATCAACATAAGGGATAAAGGTTTCAGCCTGTAGTTCCTTCCACTCAGGGCGAACACGAGTAAAATCAATATAAGAAGCATCGACATTGCCACCCTTAATGGCTTCATATACCTTAATGGTATTCTTAGGCTCTACTTCGCCATAAACATCATCAAACTCACCGATAGAAGATTCATCAAACATCATGCTGATTAGTTCATCGGGAGCAGCAACAACATCATTAGTAATAGCACGACGAACCAGTTCTGCAATTTCATTATCTTTATCTACACCACGCTCACCAATCTTACGTGCCCACTCATCCATTACCTCAGATGCTTCACGATGCTCGTCATTCATCTCAAGGCCATATTGAACACGCTCGGCCCAATCGACCAGAAAACCATTCTCCTGCATCTTAGTAGAAAGTTCCAGATTCATATTTCATACCTCCAATTCAATAATTAGTTATATCTAACTCTAAAAAAAGACTTAACCAACGCACTCAATCATGTACATATCAAGACCCCAAGGATTCTCATAAGCGCCCAGATAAACCAGACCACTGGTGCTGGACTGAGCAGTGTCCTTGATATACTTACCAGCAGAAGGGATAACAGGATCGCCAGCAGACAGACTGGTAGTAGTTACTTCAGTAGTAGCAAAAATATCGCCAAGCTGTAGAGGCACACGAATGCAAAGATCATTCGCCTTGATCTCTTCATGCTCTGCATCGGTCTGCTCCATAATAGCATTAATGCCATCAAAATTCTTAGCATTAGTTACTACAAAATGAGAAGCGCCAGTAGCCTTAGATAGCTTACGAGTTGCGGGGTTATAAGAAACAGCAGCACCATTTACTAGTGCTTCATTAGCGACAGAAATAGCACGAGGCTTTAGTTCATTATATTGAACGATTGCAAACATATTCTATACACTCCTTTACATATAACATTTATGATTTAGTCTTTCCTATTAAAAAATACCCTCAGAATATCATCCGGGGTTGCAGTTTTTTCTTCACCTAATACTACAGAAATAGTAGCTTTAGGCTCTTTTACTTCAGATACTTCACAGTTCTTTGTAGTGTCTGCTAAACTCGCCACAAGACGATCAGCAATTTCAGCCTTTAGCCAAGACTCATTAAGATCATTAATAGCCTTCTGAATATTCTCACTTGCAATCTCTTCTTCGGTAAAACGACCAGACTTCACAACATACTCGCGCAGTTTGTTAACTGCTTCCGCATGTTCACTTTCTGCACGTTCAGCCTTAATCTTATCATATTCTTCCTTGATCTTATTGAGTTCAGCAACCTGAGATTCAAGTGCTACAATACGCTCATTTGCTTCGGCAATAGCACTATTCTTCTTCTCAAGTTCAGAGTTAATCTGGAGAGGAGAAATAGTTAGCTCAACCTTCTTCTCGTTTTCAAGGACAACCTTATCGCCATCAACACGATAAGAATACTGAACATATTCAAGTTCCTTCATATTCCAATTCTGAACAAGAATAATCTTATCCTCTGGGAATACAAAAGCCACATCCATATACTCTTCATTCTTCATTTCATTTAGAGCAATACGAATCATCCTACGAATGTCACGCTCAGTGTTCATGGCAATTTCCTCTTCGGCTTGTTCATTGTCCACGGAGCCTTCAGAAGACTCTACTTCAACAGTCTCTTCAGTTGTAGACTCTTCTACAGGATCGTCCTCAGACACTTCGGCAACTTCGTTGTTTACAGTCTCTTCGGCATTGGCCTCTGCTGTTTCTTCGGTCTTTACAACCTCAACAGTTTCTTCCTTGATTTCCTCCTCAGAAGTTTCAACAGCGATGTTCTCATTCACATCCATAGATAGACCCTCCTTTCTGTTGGTGTCATCCAACTGATTTAGATTTATATTTGAAGCTGAGTCTCCACTTATTAAGTCGGTACTCAACGCTTCTGCAACAAGTAAGCATGGATCTTCATCATCAATTGATGCCATTGACAGCACTTGCGAAGCTGATCCATAAGCGGGAACTGCTTCACCTAAAAGAGCATTCCCAATGAATTCATAATCAATTAACTTCTTTGTATTATTCTCAAACTTATAAGAGGATACACTAATCTCCCACGAATTGAATAACCTTTTTTCATCATATAAACGCTTCACTGCGTTTATCATATTTTCATATCTGCTCCAAATTTTCATAGAAGAAAACAGACATTTCTTTATAGCAGTACCACCAGTTGTTAATTCAACTTCAGCATCATCAATCCACACATCAGTGTGAACACCTATTGCTGAAGTTCCGAACTTTATCCCATCCTTAGTTCGTATTACTGCGTGTCCACCAAGACTTGGCTTACCGTCTTTATCAGAAAGGTAAAATGCCACAACTGGCATATCTATCAAAGATTTTGCTTTTTCAAGACTATCTTCATTATAGTCAAGTTGCACCCCATTCGCATTACTTGCGTCGTAATAACAAACTCTATCTACTAGCTCCAAATAAGACGGGTGTTCTGATAATTCAATAACTTGAGAAGCAAACATTGTTTTCTTAGTATCATCCAATGGCATTCGCCTCCTTTCCTAATATACTCCTATTACACAAATATTTTTCAATAATGGCATTTATATTTTCGTGTTTTTTATATAATTTCTCATACAAAACTTGACGATTAGCTAGAATATTATCACTAAAATCCGCAAATGTTATTACTTCACCATTATATTCTAAATATAATGTATTCCGTTTGTTCCGTTGCTGTATTTTATTATCAACCCATCTACAATTTTCTGGACAATAATTTCCATTTACATCTATACGATCTAAAGTACATTGACCATATTCTGCGTTTTCATCATAACCATTTGCATATGCCCAATCACGAAAAGCCTTATAGCTATCCATCCATTGTGCGCAAACAGATATGCCTCGTTCGCCATAATTCTTATAGTCTTTTGAGTTTTTATTATAACATCTTTTCTTTATTCCATTCCATACACTGTAAAGTCTATCATTACTATGATCATGGACTCTATTCCTGTTGACCAATTGTTCACTATGTATACAACCGCAACTACGTGTATGTCCACTTCTTAAATCTTCTCCAGAAACATTTACTTCGTTTCCACAATCACATACACAATGCCACATAATACGTCTACGCCCGTTCTCTTGAATTCTATCTGGTGCTCTTTCTATTACAAGTAATCTTTCAAAACGTATATTTGTCATATCTTTAATTGTACCCATATAACTTCCCCCTTAAATCTAATAAAGATATAGCGGCTATGATTTTTTGTTTAATTGAATTGATTGTATAATTTTCTGTTCGTCGTTTAACAGCTTTTCATTTTCTTCAAAAACAAATACCGTCGCAATAGGATTGTCTCTTCTTGGCATAATATCAACAACTATATTTCCTAATTTAATTAACCTTCTGGCTATTGCAACATCTGTTATAATCTTTACCATCTTATAGTTATTCTTCTTCCTTCTTCGCGTACCTTTCCTTGCGTTCCTTAATGTATTCACTGAGTTTTTCCATAAAATCATACTCATTCTTAAATACGAAGATAGTCTCTTTGTTCCTTCCTCGCTTCGGCTTAATATCAACAATCCGATAGCCATCCTTGAGCAGCTTCCTCGCAATAGAAGCCTCACTCACAATCTTGTTTCCTTTTTCAGGCACTACCGCCATGTCAATTTGGTTCATTATTTCTTTACCTCGTTTCGTTGTTTATCATTTGCTTGCTTATTTTCATTCTTAGACTGTTTATCTGCTGGACGTCCATTATTTTCTTCCATCTCTCCATTATTCGTATAAGCAGTCATATAAGGCAAAAACACAGAGTTAAGATCCTTTTCATTCTCATTCTGACGCCGCTCAGTCTCATCAACAATATCAAGATTTAACGTCTCAAACACCGTCTGGCGAGAGACGCCCAATTCAGAGTATAATGTCTTAGCCAGCTCAATACGCATATCGGCTTCAAGTTGCTCACTGTCAATTACAGTAATCCTCGGAGTATATTCTGCATCAATACCATGTTCATCCAAAGCAACTTGTGCGAATTTCTCAAGGATATGCTCAAGCTGTTGGCTGATATAATTGATTTGCCTCATCAGTTGTTTTAGAGAGATAGAAGCAGATATTGTGCTGCCAATACTGCCAGATGACAAGAAACCGATACCTAATGTAGTAAGAACTCTGTTCTCATATAGAGTTACATTCTCTTTATCTATCAGAGCACTCTTGGGTTCTATCCACTTTACATCCTCTACAGCTGGGCTTGCTGTATACACGCAGATCTTGTTTTTGACTGCTCTGCAAAGCTCTCCATGAGCAAAGGCAATTTCACTCATGCCCTTCTTTTCGCCACTGGGGCCAAGGACATCTTTTCTGAGTATCTGAACAAGAATATTCTTTGCCTTGACATTACTTGCGCTATCGTCAACATTGGCAAACTTGTCCAGTATAACAACATCCCTCATTGCCCTGAACATCTGACTGACACCATATAGAGAAGCGCCATCTGCATCTTCGCCAGCCCTCATTACACCAGCTCTACGATAATCAAGAATCGCATATTGATCGCCTCTCCTAAAAGCTTCAACAATTTCAGCTGGATAGGCTTTGGTGATTTCTTCCTCATACTTCTGAAAGAAATATGCCTTGCCACCTTTGCGCTTTGGTAGATTGTGTTCAAGCCTGTTTTTCAGTTCATTCATGTCAATCATCAATACAGGTTCGCCATCAATCCTATAGGGTGCGATTCTACCAATAGTAAGTGGGAAAATGTGAATTACATATTTTTCCTTGTCCTTACTATAATCCATATAGAAGAAATAATTGCCATGATTGAATGTAGCAGGAATAGACATCCTGATTATTTTCTTAACATCAATCTTATCAAGCATATCTTCAACAATCTTCTTTGCAGTTTCGAGTTTCTTCTTATTATTTCTACCTTTCTCAGAAGGTACTTGATTGTAAGATACTTTGTACCTTGTATTCAGATTAGACCTGATAACAGTATCTACTAAACCAATCAAATAGTTCTTAATAATGTAAGTGTCAACAATATTGGCAATCTCTCTCGTCTTTGAAATATCATTCTGAGGATTCCTTGCCAACTCATCAATCCTACTGAGAGTAATTGTCGAAGTGGAGGTGTCAGGCTCAAATACGCTTGCATACCTTTCATTTCCAGCAAAGTAAGCTCTAACTGCTTGCTCTATTCTCTGCTGTACAAGATTCTCATCTCCAGATGCTTCCTTTGCAGTCACAACTACCGTATCGTTAACACCGCTAACAATTTCAAAACTTTCTTTCTCTTGAGCCAATCATTCCACCTCCTTTCTAATCAAGTGCAGTTACAAAACTATGAAATTCAAAATCGGAATTATCTTCAATTGTAATAATGTTTGATCTGCGCATACAAGACAAAGCATATCCTGCTAACGCAGCCGTATAAGCACGGTCATCATGCATACGATTCCTTTTTTCGGGAATAAGTTCAAACATAACATTACCTGATCCAGACTCAATCCTTTCCATATAAAGAATCTCTATCTTCATCAATTCAGCTTGGGCCAAAGATATTTGTTCCTGTGTTGTTAAATCAATTCTAACAACTTTATCCTCATCGTCATTATTTTTTTTATTCTGACTTGGATCAGCCATAAGCATATAGTCTTTTCCATCATAGCTTGGGAATATAATTAAATGCGCCTCCATCATTTTTTGAAGTGCATCATAAATAAGCTTCTTATACTGTCTTGGCTCTACAAGTTTAACAATCGGCACAGCATCTTCGTATTTACTTCTTGCAGTAATATATTGTGGATGGTTAGGGTCAATGACACCTTTATGCATAATACCCTGCTCATCTTCCCAATCTGACATTAAATTATCAGCCACAGCTGATACACCACCACCGCCAGCGCCAGCATCAATATAAAAAGACAAAATATTCTCATATGGTTGTGCGCCATCTCCATTATAATCAAGTATTGCATTTCGAATAATTTTTAACTGATCAGGCATCGGCAAAGGTGTCTTCTTAGAATTCTGTTGATCTACCATCGAAATAACATTTGCCAGCTTAGCCATAAGCCCATACTGTTCATCCTCAATTATCTGCCATATACTTAAAATAGAATTATCAAACGCTCTAGCTGGATCATAACAAAATACAAACTTCTGCTTGCCATCACCACGTAAAATCGGTCTATACTGTTGACTACATGCCAGCATAGTATCAGGAGGCACAATAGCATTCTTGCCACCGCCACGTCTAAACTTATTCAACAATTCCTGCTCTGCTTTTTCAGGGTCTTCTTCAAATGACTTCTTGACAAGTTCTTCAGTAATATGTGATTTTGTAGGTATTCCGTCAACAGAACTATGATAAAGAACAGTGTTGATATTAAAATCAGCAACAAAGAAATCTCTATCGCCCATTATCATTTTCTTTGAATACAAGGCATACTTATCATATAAATCCGTATCTAAATCTCCTGCGGAACTTGTGTACATTAATTGAAGCTGAAAAGCAGGAGGCTCCCTCCACTGAACCTTTTCTACAGATAGTGAAAAATCTTGGTCGGTGGTTGCGAACATATCAACAACCTTTGCCCTTTCCCTTGTCATACCAAGAGACTCATCAGCCTGAACCGAACCACGTTGACCACGAATTGCTTCAAGATTTGTACTCAACGTGCGTAATTCAGATCCATTCCATAATTTAAAGTTGTTTCCTCGTGTCATGTCATGAGAAAATCCACTTTTATTTGTAGGAGACACAACCAGTTCTCCAAGAAACAAATCAGTCACTGACTTAAAAGTAGGATTAACATGCCTAAATATATCCTCAAGACTTTTGAAAAAGTCTGCTGACTGACTTGCAGAGTTACAAGAAACAAATATTTTGTAATTTGGCACAAGCATTAACCTTGTAACATCATATATATTTGCAATTGATGTTTTACCAAAACCACGGCTCATAAGCCAAACAACATATCTAGCTTGCCATGTATTTAATACTATATATTTCTGAGAATCAAATAATTTAATTCCCAGCATTTCTTCCATAAACCACACCGGGTTTTTTCTACCCTCTTGAATTATTTTTGTATATAGTTCATATTCATTTATCTGCCTTTGAGCCAATTCGACTTTTGTCGGAGGGAAGAAATAATCCATTATTTATCTTCCTCCAACGTCGCTGCAATAAACTTATTTGTCAAATTTCTATTCTCTTCTTCTAATCTATCACACTTTTCTTGAAGTCCCTTAATCATTTCCCTTTGCTCTTTAACCATTTGAGCATAATCAGAATCTGTCAACTCAAGCTGTTCAAGAATAGACTGGTGCGATAGATCAGCAACTTGACGCATTGCGGCGCTTGTACGAACATCAAACATATTTGGCTTTGACTCCCAATACTCTGCATTCGCCATCTCTTTCATTTTAGCAGTTAAATGACTCTGGGCAGATTTATTCTCTTTTTGATATTTAGAACTAATATTATTATCTTCAGCCAACTTAGAAATAGTTGATTGCAAGTCTTTCTTAGTAGCCGTCAATGTTTTAATTTCATTTGTATCTGGTTTTATGTTCTTGTATTGATACGTCAACAATGCCTCAACCTTATTACTTTGAATAATAGTTGCCACCATTGTAATCAGTGACTGCATCTTATGCGCATCTTGAAGAATACTTTCATCTTCAAGATACTTTGCAGTAATATTAAAAGCTGACCTATAGTCAGCATCCTCAAATCCAAATGATTCAAAAGGATCATACCCAAATTTATTAATTACAAACTTTTTATTTCTCTTGTCTTGAGGTTCCCATAGCCTCTCTATTTCTTCTTTTAGTTTATCCTTTGTATCAAAGAATTCACCGTCCTGAATAGAGTCAATAAAAGTTTTATCTTTCAAATGACTCATATTCTGTGAACGTACATAATTCCCTACTTTAAGTCTTCCGTCCTCAACACACGTTCTGGCAAAGGCTTCATTGTAAGGTAAATCCATGATAGAGGCCAAGGCTGCGCAACATGTCATTGTTTCATATTGCATAGAGAATTTTCTAAACAACATATCAAGACATTCTTTGCATACAGGGATCTTATTCCAAATTCCAGCAAAAACATAAGAAGATCTATTTGTAAAAAAATAATCTTCATACTTAGGCTTTCCACAGCACACACATGTAATTACATGCCTTGTGCCACGATTACCATTGTCATCGACCTTTAGCATAGAACTATGTTTCTTCTCATAGTCTGGATGCCTAATGTCAATCTGACATTCAGGCACATTGTCCTCTGGACGTTCTGGTGGAGGCAACTCTGGCTTCAGTTTAACAATCCTTGGTGTATTTGATCTTTTTAATGACTTTGCCATTTACTACCTCCCTTCTTGAATATACATTTTCAAATTGTAGTAATTAGCCTTGTCTTGTCTTCGATGATATTTCCATTTCTATCAAGCGCTATATACATATAGCCATTCTGCTGCGGATCTTGAAGCTTACCATCTGCATAGTCCAGCATATCAAGCTTACAACAGCATCCTTGCTCATACATCTTAATATCTCCAACCTTAAAGAAGCCAACCTTATGTGTATGGGCCATAACAATAGCCGTGAACGTCCTATTCTCTGTCCTTGTAAAATAAGTAACTGCCTTCTCTGTAGTCTTCATCATAGAGGACGAATAACTCAGAGGATGCGCAAAAATAACGTTTCCAACTCTACAGAACCAGTCGCCGTTATAACATACATCAATACCCTGTTCCTCAAAGACTTTTTTTAAAGGTGCATAATGCACCTCGCTATGCCTAAAGCGATCATTGTCTTTAAATCCATCATTTATAATTAAGTTCATCGGAGAATCTGGCATAAGGTTCATCAAGTCTTCATTTAATCTATCTGAAAGGTATCGGAGCATACGATGCTCATGGTTCCCCTTCGTAATGATAACTTTACTTGGATTAATAAGAATAATTAAATCAATAAGATACTGCCTAGCAGCTATCATTTCCTCCACAAGGTTAATACGATACTTCTTGGGAAAGAAGCTAATGCTCTGACAATCCATGACATCGCCATTCAAAACTAATACGTCTACATTTCCAGCATATGCTTTAAATATATCTACAGGATAGTTGTATGGCACATGAAAGTCACTAATCGCTAAAATACGTTGAGCTACACAGTCAGAAGAGTGTTCTCTTTCATACGTTCTGCCACGATTAAAATCAGCAAATTTTTTTCTATATGTACTTTCACTATAGTTTTTCCCGTTTTCGATATTCAATAAATCTGCAATCTGCTGAAATGTAATCCCATATTTCGCTTTATTCTCGCACAAGCGAATAAAATATTCGTTCCAATCTTCGCCAACCCAACGTGCAGTACAGTCCACAGGGGGATTAGTTTCTATTTTTGAATTTTGCATTTTTATTCTTTTCCTCCAATTCGGGAGTTAATTCTTCTCGCTTATTTATAAACTCAGGATCTTTTTGCCATAGCTCTTTCATCTTCTGAAATGTATCTCCTTCTATCCAAAGACGCCACATGTATTTGCCACGAGTAATATAGTATTCGCCAACCTTACAATCATCTGGTGTACAAGCAACATCCATTTCAGTGGCATATTTAATTCTAGGCAAAGTAGATTCTCTTATTAGAGTTATGTCCTTCGTAAGATATATCTTACCAATATTCTTAGCATTTATTGCCCATTCAAAAAACTCTAAGAACAAACCCATTAATTCTTTGACATCAACTTTATTGTAAAGACGATACTTACGAGAATTGTCATACTCTTCACCGTCTAAAAGATCATGTAGGTTGTCACGATTAAAATGACTGACATAAAACATGTCAACCAATTTACTCAATGTGATAAATTTTGACCCATTCTTTTTATTTGTCTTTCCTTCTGGCTTACTCGGCACGGATCTCACCAGACCTCGTAGTCTTCTTAATGGTGATTGTCAGTCCTTCCTCACCATTCAGCATTTTGAAAATTTCCTTAATACTATGCTGCATAGGCTCTTCCTTTGCGGGTTCTTCCCACAGATCATCACCATCAACACGACAATTCTCAAAACTCATGTTAATACTTCTCTTCATTTTTTATCCCTCACTTTTTAAATATAAAAATCGCCCAGCCACCCTACATAAATACCTCGCGTAGGAACGCAAGCCTTCGAGTAACTGAGCGATAATAACCCAATCAGTCTAACAAATCTGCCAACTTCGCTGTATCACTTCTGACTGTCTCATTTAACTTCACATAAGAAAATAACTTATTCCCTTTTAGACAATCAATAGCAGCAATCAAACCATTGTCCTTTTCGAATGCTTTCGCATCAATCTGACGCCAATCGCCATTCAAAAATAAGATTGAACCTTCACCGATTCTTCCAAGAATTAACTGTACATGCTTGCGCGTAAGATGCTCTGCTTCTGAGCAATATACAATAGTGTTCTTCAAGTCACGTCCACGAATAAAACCAAGATGTTCAACTTCAATCTTGCCCTGTTGAATATAAAGGCTCAGAGCGTCACGACTTCCACAATGATCTGCCAGCGGAGCCGCAAAAGATTCAAGCTTCTCAAATTTATCTCCGGGAAGAAATCCAACGGGGTTAGAGTCCTTGACTTCAATATTATTACGAAGCCACATAATCTTATCGAACTTTCCGTCCTGAATCATTTGAAAAGCACATGATGTCATCAAGAGGTCTTTCCCGCTGCCAAACACACCAGCCAATACTTTCACTGTACTCTGATCATCAAACAACGCATCAATAGCAAGTTCCTGTTCAAAATTCTTTGGTTTAATCTTGCCAATAGCCATACTTTCAATTGGCTTACGATAAACATTCTTGTGTTTACCACCTTGCCATTTGTATCTATCAACAACTGCCCCATTCTCATCCTTTACAACAAAATACTGATTTTCAAGTAAATCAAACCAGTTGACAGTTTTGTCGTTATATAAATTAGGCAGTATAGGATCTATATCATATACAACTTTGTATCCTGTATAATCAGTACCAATAGCCGTATTGAACCACTCCCTACTATTTTAGATTACTTCATCTAGACTATCTATAATCTTATGAGCAACACCAAGTTCAACAGCTTCATTTGCATCAAAGAACCATTCTCCACGCATCTTTAAATCAACTGTCTTCTTTGGTAGGCCGCACTCAATAAGCCAATCTTTGAGTTGCTTAACTTGTTTCTTATATTGAGCATTGTAACTTTGAATTTGCTCTGCTGTCCCAGAGATATTCTCAGCACTACCACTATGCAGTAAAAATGTTGCTCTTGGCAGAGTCAAACGCTCATGGCAAGCTAGATATATAAATGCTCCCGCACTAAGGGCAATACCCATATTGATACCAATAATTTTTGTTTGAGATAACCTAATTACATCAATTAACATATTATTAACATCAAGGTCACCTCCGGGAGAAAAGAAGAACAGTTTAATTGGTTTTCGCTCTTCGATAGGCTTACCCTTATCCTCTGCATTCCATGCAATTATCTTCTTCGCAAACTCAAGCCAATTCTCATCAACTTCTGTATCCAGCCAAATAATACGGTTCTCATAATTCTCATAAAACATAAGTAGGCTTGGATCTGGTAGAAGTAAATTCTCAATTTCCTTTGGCACTTGAACTTGTAGCATTTGTTCCATTGTGTACATTCTCCTTTTTCTTACGACTATGATTTTGTATTGGCTTTGTCAAAGCATCTTCTATACTCCAATTCATCTTAAATAATCTTGCCCACAGAGTATCTGGATTCATTCCATACAATTCGGCCCACTCTATTATACTTTTTTCTTGCCCATCATACTCAACAAGCCTATACCTACTTTTAAATCTAGTATTGTCTGCTCCTACTGTTTTAGTAAAAGCGTCTTCCACATCCATATGATAAATAAAAATCCTCGAATACAATAACCTATGATTTATACCTATAACCTTAGACCACTCATATAATGTTTTTATCATTCCATTAAATGTCACTTTTTTATTGACACGAGTGTTATTCATCTGTATAGTTTGATTTACCCATCGGCAATTTTCAGGACAATAATCACCATTTACATCTATGCGATCAAGCGTACATTCTCCACGCTTTGCGTTGCAATCATATCCACTTTTCAACGCCCATTCTCTGAAAACAGTATAATCTTTTTCCCATTCTTCGCAAACTCTGACGCCTCTGCCGCCATAGTGTTTGTCTGAAGAACTGCACCTTCTTTTCATGCCCTTCCAAATACCATATAGCCTTTCCCCTTTAAATCCATGTTTTGGCTTACGAGGCTTTCTGCTATTGGCTGCTTCTTTTATAAGACAGCCACAACTTAAAGTAGTACCTTTTTTTAAATTTACACCTAATGCTATTTTTGTACCACCACAATCACATTTACACAACCATTGAGAAAATTTATTCCCATTTTTATATGTTTTTGTTCCTGCGTATTCAACTACAGTAAGCTTCCCAAAGCGCTGACCCACAAGATCCAAGCGATTATTTTTCATAATAATTATTCAAAATGCTCCACTTTATCATTTTTATGTATCTGCAATAAAAACCTCATTACATACGGAGAACTTTCAACATAATATGTTTTCGCCTTTGATTTGCTTTGCCTATTAGTTATTACAACTGGCACTCCACGAAGGTTCTCCCTTATCGCTATTGCTTCATCTCTTGAAATCTTAATCATGTTCTTTTATTCCTCTCTTTTTTTTAATATGGTAGGCAATTAGTCATGCCTACCATTATCAAACTAAATTTACATTGTATTAACAAATAACAATTTGCTATACCTACGCTACATCTACATGCCTAAAGTTCAGCCAGAATATCTTAGTATCTCCAGTTTCTTCAGCCGCGCACTCTTCAAGAGTAAAAACTGACTTTTTGCTTTCTGATAATAAAGTTGAAAACTCTCTACCAAGCGCTCCAAACAAGATGCTCCAAAGTTTCCTTTTAATATCTGAATTCTCTGGCAGATCCATCGCAACAAGCAATTCTTGCATAGTGGCATTGTTTAAATGCATTGTCTTGATACCGTCAACGCATTGATCAAAATAGACGCTGGCGAGTTTACGCTTTTCAGAATTACTTACGGCGTCTGTGCTAGCTTGATATAACATCCTCGTCTTGGCGTTTGTATTTCTCACCATAGACAATACAAGATCAACATATCCAGTCCTTGGACTCTTAGGAAAACCAATATCTCCAAAAACATCTCCTATAGAACAAATCTTTTCGTTCTTGCTGCCCTTGTTATAGCCAGCTTTTCTTTTCTTTATATCTACAATTTCTTGAACAAAATCCATAGGAGCAAGATGTTTTTTATAATTCTTTTTCTTAGAATAGTAACCTTTCTTTTTTGCAACGTGAGCAAAGAAGTAAGGTCGAATCGGTTTCCCCTCTTCGTCTCTATCATCATACCTATCACGTACAAGCCGTAATTCTTCCATACAGTCAATAGAGTACTCACGCTTAGTCATATCTATAGCGATCCCGGAGAGTATACTTAACAAGCAATTATCATAATATACTTTCATTGCCGTACTCCAATCGCCATTCTGATTTACAGCTTGCCATAATTTTGTGTTTAACTCTTGTGATAGATTGACTATTACACCAATATTGTCATTATCACAGAACTTGTCTAAATTTGCCTTGTCTGCATTTGTATACTTACGCTTTAGCTTACTTGAATCCATAACCATCGTCGGAACTTTAAATACACTATAGTATCTTTCCGCGCACCTAATTAGAACCCTATCGTCTGTAAGCAGTACGCTATCCGAATCGAAGTCGCATCCGCTAAGTCTCTGTAAAATATTTTCATTTATACTGTTAATCGCCACTATCTCAGTTGTAAGATTAAAATACTCATCAATATTTTTATCTTCAACATTTCTAGCAAGCAAAACATTTCCGCTAGAAGTATGTGGAGATCTGCATCCAAGCAGTTTAATTCCATATTCAAACCTTCGAGAATGGATGTTGCCAACACCCAAATTGCTGTTTCCATCAAACAATCCAATTGTGTTCATTAACAGTTCCATAATATTACCAGCCATTACAGAATTGTTCCCACGCACTATCACATGACCTAGCTTCAACTCGCTGATATAAGCATGCACCGTTTCCTTCTTGAAATCCTGAAACAGCTTTGTCCTAGTGAATTCATCACTCACACCAAGAATTTTATAGATCACATCGTTCCGAGTCCTAACACTCACATCGTCTTCATTCTGGGCCTTGAAGTGAATGTGATACCTAAACGCAGCCACATCGCGCTTGATCAAGTCCAAGTAATCAAGAGAAGGCTTCAAGAATTCATCAACATCAGCCTTTGTCATAGCCAAGCTATTAATCAGCTGATAGCTTACCTTTACTCCCTTACCACCCAAGAACTTGGGTTTCTTCTCATGCTTGACAACACCGTATACACTGCTGACATTATTAAGCCAAGCCTCAAACGTACCATACTTCAAATACTTCAAGCTGCTTGGCGTAATTACAAACAAAACGTCTTCGATCCGTTTGGCAAGCGTCTTGCCATTCAGCTGGGAGACTTCAGTAATACCATTATCTGCAAACCATTTCTGAAGATTGCAATTAAAGGCAGCTGACTTAAAGAAACTGTTGCGAAGCAAGATAAATCCATAAGGATCAAACTCTCTCATCAGACTCTTATCAATCAGAGATTCGCCATCCCAGATTGAATTGCTGATCTCAACTTCCTTCTCTTCAGCGACAAGATGCCCATCAGGCCCAGCGCCAACCGCAACTACCGTATCCTTGAAAACGCTCTCATAATCATCGACCAGCAGAATATTCTCAGGCTTAATCTCAATGGCTCCAACGATGCTGCTTGCCGTCAGGCTGATATAACTCTCAATACCAGCAAGGTCGCAGTCATCACCTTCATTTATCTCAAGACCACACATCTCCCACTTGTGAATAACAGGATAAAGTCTCTCGTCGATAAACAAACATTTCCCAGTCCTCGCAGATCCAGCAGATCGCTTGTACCGAATGAACCTAATACCATCCATATAGAAGCCATTCTCGTAAACCCACTCACGAATCTTTGAGGCAGACATAATGGTCTTAAACTTGTCTGTGGAGGCATACTCACCGTCTACGACATTGAACCACTTGCCAAGCAAATCCTGACTTGCCAAATTTTCAACCTTCTTGCCAACTTGGATGCCAAATAACTTTCCATCCTCAATCCAAACGCAGTCCTTGAAGTCTGCCTTGCGAAAATCTACATCATATCGAATATATGTATTATTCGCCAGACGGTTAAACTCCTTGACCGCGAACTTAAAGGTCACAGAGCAGACATGCCGAGTATAATCGAAGTCACCGATGCTGAAGACAAATCCATCTTCACCATATATCTCCTTGTAAACATTCTTCAGTTGAATCAGTTCGAGAGAGTAGTCAAGGTTTGCACGAAAACGCTTAGTGTTCACAAGACCAAGCTGGTTTGTTATTTGATACCCAATCTTCTCTTCGTCCAGAATAGTATTCGTCAGATACAGGTCTTTGCCGTCCACTTGTACAATTCTTACTGAGCGATTTGAATCCTTCATATGAGCATTGACCCTCCATTGCCATTTTGTCCAAACAATACACAACCAGCCTATGAATTATTCATAGGCTGGCATTGAGAACCATATTCTATTAAATATATATCAACTACTCGTCTTCTACTTCTTCACCTTCCCTCAAAACCTCTTCGATTTCGCCAGTTTCATCATCTACTACAATGATCCTCTTCTTCATATACTCTTTACGAAGTTCTTCAGGAAAGTTGTAACCAAATTCTTTCATCATAGAATCAATCAACTCCTGTAATTTCTTATTCACTTTCTTCTACCTTTCCCATTACTCTTCTTCGTATACGCTGTCTGTGCCATACCAGCATCCATTATTAGAGAATCCCTAATACTTTTTATTACTTGACTCGGGCTACCATTCTCAGCTATTGACTTTTTAGAATGAATTCCATATCTCGAATTAGATTTTAATTCTTTAAGCTTGCTATTCAATTCTCTCAACTTTGCAGCTGAACCACTTGGGTTTGTTAATCCCCAACGGTTTTTACCATTATTATATAAATCACTATACAAACTGTCAAGTTCCATTGTGCGATGATACTTACCATCTTTTTCACTTTTGGCCTCATAACCAACAACTACCTTGACTGCGCTATTCTTTTGATATTCTCTGAAATGATCAAATTCTCCTTGAGGATTAATCCTATACTTACCTCTTGTTCTACTTCTCAAATCATCATAAGCGTTTTTAACATCTTGATCTACAAATTCAATTCTTTCTGCCAATTTTTCAGCTAGTTTCTGCGCTTCTTTTGTAATTGACTTTTTTACAAGTATATCACCATCGTCATTCACATAAATACCTTTTTTAGTTTGAGCAGCCTTAAGGAAAAACTCTTTTATCTCTTTTATAGATTCCCTCTCATATTTAAAATGGTTTTGATCTGCTATCTCCTGTGCAAACTCTTTACTTAATTGCTGAAATCCAGCACCGCCGTTTCCACCTCCTCCGCCACCGCTACTGCCACCACGTCCACCGAATAACTGCAAGTCAATCCAATCCATGCAAATTATCCCCACCATCCACATCACCGCCCATTTCAATCTTCCTCAACCTTCTCTGATACTCTTCCATTTGAACTATATTCCCTCTACACTCACTTGGGATATTCCCATTAAACAAAATAGTTTCAGGCTGCAATCTCTCAAGCATCGCATCATATCCATATAAAAAGAATTGCTTTTCCTCTTTTCTCATCTGAGTGCCTACACTACTTACAGCTACACATCCACCTACAGGTTCTCCATCAAAACACCACTCAAAGCTTTTCTTATCACTCCAACAAATTGAAGGATAAACAGTCTGTCCAAGCATCTGAAGATAAGCCCCGACATAATGCTTTCTATAATGATTCCATATTTGAACAATTGTAGGCCAGTCTACAAACATACTCCAGTCAGGTGTAAGCACAGCATCAAACTTACACAGCATATTTATATTTCTCTCGAACTTTGTCCATATGCGCTCAAACTGATAATCATCAAGAAAAAAATGTACTCCACGACCTTCATAATCTCTGCACTGCGAAGCATAATTAAATCCTATAAATTCAACGGGTTTATACTCTTCTGGCTTTAATTGCGGTATGCAATATGGCCCAACGCCCGGAAAGATTACCTTTTCAAGATTATTTAAAAATCTCTCAAACTTACGCTTCATCTTTCCCAGCTACCTCCATACATTCCATCTCATACATCCTGTATTCATTCTCACTAATAAAATCCATACATTCATCTGAAACAAACCAGTCATTATCAATCATGTCAAACAATGCATTCTCATAAGAAACCATCTGATCCTTTTCAAATCCACCCACTTAATCCATTCACCTCTCCAGCGTTCTCACGCCTCCTTATAATCTATCCATTCACAGCAATATCCAATATCTGTCGTATAATAACAAACCCTCACACCAGCTGCCATCAAAGCATGGTAACAAGCAGGGCAAGGTCGAGCGTATCCATGCTCACGACTCTTACAAACTCTATAAACATATACCTTGACGTCGCCAAGCGGGATATTCATCTTCTTCAATTTGGCAAGCAGCCCTATCTCAGCGTGAATCTTCGGCAGACACGTTCCAATTTGTCGAAACGGCCTGTACCTGTTCCACTCTTTTTGCATAGGATGAGTTTTTTCCTGAGACGCAGCCGACGCCACAACCTTACCCCTATAGACTCCAACTGCTCCCACATGAACCTTAAACGTAGATTCCTGTGCTGCTTTCCTTGCTGCCTCAAAGAATTTATAATCTCTCGCCATCAACGACGAATGCGAATCACTCAAATCATTCATTCATCTCAGCCTTCTTCTGTCTTGCTACCTTCAGCCTCTCTGCGGCAGCAACTCTCTCTCCTTCAGTCATCTCCCTCCTTGTCCTGTCACTAAAACTCACATGGACATATTTCTTGGGCAAGTGAGCCACCATAGTTCCATCCTCGTTCACGGCAACGATCTTCACTTCATCAGGATGGCTCTCAGCCAGCTTGTTAATCTGATTCATATATTTCTTCTCATACATCGTGACACTAGCCATATCATCATCATCACAAAAGTTCAGATTGAATTCCTTTATAACATTAAACTTCTTTCTCGCCATATATATCTCTCCTATCTCATTTAAACCAACCTGATTTGGTATTCAGTTTTCAAGGTTCATTGGCACGTAGCCGAACAAATCCAAAACGAAAAAACAGGGATAGGCCATAGCCTATCCCATTTAAGAGAATCAACTATGGCCTATCCCCGCTTATGATTAGCGAAACGAAGCTGGGATTTATTCAGTTAGTGTAGGCAACTATTTGAATGCCGATTAAGAAACCGACCTCTGGACGCGACACATCCAAAGCCAAACCAAGTCCCGATTGTTCACGTTAGTTGGCGCGTTGGGAGGATTTGGGTAGCTGCCTACAGGTATTATTATACCTCATTCATAGGTTTATGTCAATACTTTTAACATCTTTGTCTTAATTGATTTTAAGGTTGAATATGTATTTTCAACTCTCAACTTCTTTAATCTCACACTTAGGCATGACATCCCCACTTTGAGCCAAAGGCTTATCAAACCCAACATTCCAAGAAGTCTCACCTTCTTCAGGGTAGTCATGCCACATCCTTGTGTACCTCAAGGTAGTATACAGTTCCCAAGCCCTCATTTCTTCTTTGTCTCTTTCCTTAATATCAGGCTGACCCCAATTATTTGATCCAAAGACATGCTTTGCTGCCATCTCCAGCAATTCATTTGCAAAGTCTCTTTCCTGAATCCAACGATCAAAGTTTCCTTCTCTCCAATCATCAGGCATGATCTTCCAAGTAATCTCTCTAAACTGACCAAGCTTCAGTCTGGCATACAGTTCCAAGGCTTGTTCACAAACAGCAGCGGCCTCTCGGCTCATTTCGAGTGTAACACGTTCAGACTTCTTCTCACTCATCTTCTTCATCCTCCTCATCGCTTACCTCTGGGAATTTATCACTCACGCCTTTTAAAATCCAATTTTCATATCCCTCTTCCCCACAGCGTGGACAATCAGCTTTTGAAAGCTTATTAAGCACTCTCAAATTTAAAACCATTTTCGCCGCACACGGCATATATATCTCATGCTCACATTTCCTACATTTGAAAACGATATACATATCAATCTTTCACCGTCACTTCATTCTTCATAATCTCAACCGTATTCTTGACTGCTCTCTGCAATACTTCATTTGGGATCTCTATGTCGTACACATCACCACTCCGTGCCATGCCAGCGGCAACACAATCACAGATCATCTCAATCACGTCAAACATATCCGCATCCTCACGAGCATATGTCGCAAGATGATGCCGCTCATTTTCATAATAATGTTGCTTGGCCCACTCACCTTCCATGAAATTTGGTAAACGGCCTTCAAGTGTAGCACACAGATCCCGATAGAACATTGAACGATAAGGCTCTCTTCTTTTTGTCCAATCATGATCATTCGTCTTTACTTTCAAAATCGCACAAAAATCTTTAATCAAATTTTTTACGTCTTCCACATGAGTAGCATTTGCCATATCAAACTCGTTGATAGTTGGTACATGATCCGCTACTCTACTATCACCATTTGTATTCCGTTTAATCTCTACCAAATACATTCACCTCCAACTTTAAGCCAAGAAAAATCCAACCAACATTACGATTCCAATAACCATTGCCAAAGCCATCGCAATACAACCTACTACAAGAAGAATTGCCATAGAGGCCCTTACGATATGATACCATAAATCCTCATCCATGTATTATCCCTCCACAGGCTTTATATTATGTTTCCTTGCAATCTCCGCAGGAATACGATCTCCCCATGTAGCTTCAGCTTGACCTATCGACTCAAGCCATTGTCCCCAAGTTGGGTATTGCGGCTCTGGATGTTCGTTCACCCACCTCATCACAATACGCTCATATTCTTCAAAGTCTTCTGGCGTCTGTTCACACCATACCCTATTACATATACCACAGCTATCAAGAGGACAGTGATCACAACTACTATCATTTTCATTACAGCACTCTGTTACCATCCTCTTCATCTCTCGCATAACTTTCTGAAAACTATTGCCAATTAAATATTCTGCCACGGTATCACCTCCTGATTCACGCAGCATGTGCATTGGCAATACCCATTATCCGTAGCAAGTTGGCAAAACACGCCTTTAATCCTGCAATATCGTTTAATGGGTATGGATTCTGTTACAAACCATTTGTCTGCGTCCACGGTGTCGCCTCCATTTGTTTGTCTGTCGGACGTGATGTCCAGCAACGCCAAGTCTTGCCATAGCCTGATTCTGAGCGTCTAAACGGACTTACATCGGCGTACAATCCGAAGTCAATGTAATCACGCCCACCTATTGTAAGATGTCCACGATACTCAGCATTAAACGTAGTGTGCAACACCTTTGAGCGCTGTTCAACCGCGCAGATTGTGTATCGCTTCATCGCCTTAACTTCTTCCAGCGTCATCACTCGCGGCTCCTGCGCTTTCCACCGATTCACATACGCCGTGCAACCAATGATATTGTCGTTGCCTGTCCCGCTGCCGAACACGACCCCGTCTTTTGTCGCGTCACACTCCGGGTATTGCTTCTTGCAGCTATCACAAAGATGCAGACGGGCTTCAATAGGCTCCTGTGCTTTCATCAGCGCCATCACATCTTCATGCAATTTTGACCTACACCGTAAATCAATGCTGTCATACGGGCACAAATCACAGTCTGGGTCGTGGGGCGGCAAGCAGCACTCCAGCCCCTTGATAACCTTCTCTCTCAACTCCATATAAATTCCTCCGTCACCTCATCGCCATTCTCAATTCCAAGCACTTCAAACGCAGTCTCTCCAGCAGACATAAAACTGTGAAAGAAAACCTCCTGATTGGGCATACCACAGTCTTTCCCATTAAGAAACTGCTTTTGTGTCGTACAATACTGATACACCATCATCCGCAAGGCACTATCATATTCTTTAAGCAATTCAATTGCATCCATCAGCACCTTTGTTCCACAAGCTGGCTCTCCGTTGTCTTCATCGTCGTAATAAGGACAGGCTGGGATAATCTCTAGCCCATCAGCACGCCAACACCCAGTGTCCGCAATGCCAGCATGATGTTCAAGACCTGATATTACTTTTTGAAACTGTAGATTCATTTATCTATCCCCTCTGGCTCATACCTTCTCAATCTATCTCTATTCCCAATCTCTTCCATCCATATCTCTCTGGCCCTTCTACAGATCGGCTCCCAGATAGGGCAGTCGATATTTTTCAGCCGAAGCATCTTATCTATTCTCTCGTCTTCAAGAGGTATAACCGCAGGCCAGATGCTTTTTACTTCACCATTCTCAGCTGCATAGCCATATGCTTTCGGATCACCATCATGGCGAATGTCAATAATCGTGAGCCTGTCACCTACAATATAAACCGTTACCTTGTGATTGAACGACACATCTGCTACAGCACACTTGCCCTCTGGACTGAACCTTGCGCTGCCAAACCAAGTCTGGTATTCTACATATCCAGTCTCAGGGATTATATGGTGTGGCTTACGGCCTTCCCATATGTCATTGTTAGGATCTTTACCTGTCAGATTATATGGATTCCAAAAATTAGGATCAGGGTGCTGATTATCTTTGTAAGTAACTACAGTCCTCTTGCTATCACTCTTTTTCTTTGCCAATCAATTATCACTCCTTCCGGGCTTCGGCGGCAATCCACACCAATGCGACGGTTTCTTTATCAAAGTCTGAAATGAATTCATTGCTGTAATAATCGCCCATTCTTGACGCATTCCCCAAGCAGGATGAACATGCCAGCCAATTCTGATTGTATCATCCGCAGGAATATAAAGGAGGACGTGCTTTCCGTCCTCCGGGAGCCGTTCATTTACATCAATCCAGTCTGTCATTCATTCCTCCAGTTATATTTTCAAGGAGTTTATCTATTTCATTATCTTTATACTTTACCCAACACCACAAGCATATCTTTGGGAACCTTGTAATCTCCCCACATAGCAAACAAGGGTGCGGCTCAACGCCATGACCTGTGTAATGATACTTACCCATACACTCTACCTCCATTAATCACCATGCGCAATCCATCCTGCCAGCATAACAGCCGATCCAACAGATAATACCCATCCGGGAACTTCAGGATTTTTAGACGGCGAAATATATACATACAGTGTTACGAATAACCAAACAAAAGCAGATACTAACAGCTTGGCGAATCCCATTACTTCTTCTCCTTCTTATATCTCTTACCAAACAAAAACTGTATCCTACTAATCCCAACCTCTTTGTAATACTTCTCAAAAGCAGTATAATGCTTCCAAGCCCGTACAGGATAAAACAGCACATACAGTACAGGATACACAAGCCCTACGGCCCAAGCCATCAACCAATCATCCTGATCTGTCATGGCTATAATATTTCCAACTATCCAATATGCAACTAATGTAATTATTGAAACTAAATACCAAGGCATTTATTTTTTCTCCTTCTCTAAAATAATAATTCCACAAACAATGGCTACAACATATCCACAAAGCATTATCCAATTTGAAATATCTGGCTTTATAATACATGTAGGGACTAATAGTATTAATCCTCCAATGCTCCACTTCAAACACAAGTCAAGTTCACGTATTACTTTCATCTAAATTCTTCTTCCTTTTAAACTCTCCACACACATCATCTTCAAGTGTATGGCATCCAAATCTAAGACAGTATTTCCATTCAAGTTCGTAATGCTTACAGTCCTTGCACTGGACTCCACGATCTGCTTGCCATCTCGCCACTCCAACTTCATATTTACTACAAGCCAACGTATGCTCATAGCACAGATCATATTTTAAATCACAACACAAATTCCAATCGCCAGCGCCAATAAAATGCTTACAAGTGGCACAGGTAGCCATTTACTCAGCTCCTTCCTGTTCTTCTTTCCACGCAGTCAGTACATAACAAATCGAATCCCACAGGTATCTGTCAAACTCTTCGTTGCCACCGTCAGGATCATTCTCAGTATACTTCTGCTTCAACCATTCAATCGGGATAGCCTCAACAATCTTAGCATCGTCAATCTTCTTGACAACATAATCCACTCCATCGTCAAAACCATAAGCATATTCTCTGCCGCCTTGCGCCCTCCATGATATAACCTCAAACTGATTAGCATCGATCAATCGCATCTCTTTCATCTTGGCGTCCATCAACAATACCTCACTCTTCCACAATAGTCATTATATGCATAACACAGATGAACCCACTGGCTCTCATTTATCTTGATCTTTCCACAATCAGTCTTATCAATCTGCATTCTCATTCTTTACACCTCACAAAATCAACTTCGGTTCCTCTTCACTACTCAATACAATCGCTTCGTAATTAACACCACTCTCAGGAAAGTATTTAACTCCTTTAAGCGGCGCTTGCATATCACCAATCTGAATGTAAATCTGTGGGCAGTCAGTCTTATCCTCATAACTAATCTCTTCCAGTTTGTCCAGCAGATCAAAAATGTCCATTAACACATTACCTCCAAATCGTCTCCGTACTTCTCTTTCATCTCTTCCAAATGAGATTTCCTAAAGAAGATCAATTCCTTGTACTTCCTAACTACATTCCCAGAATCGTCTTTGACAATGTACGGGACGGTAGCCATCATCTGGGGATCAACTTTGTTCTTCAGCCGCCAACGGTCATTCATGTTGTTCCTTCTTTCTAAGATAAATAGAAGAGAGGTGATTGGCCTCTCTCCATTAATAAACTTGTGATAATTCTTCAACACCAATACTCTCAATAGCTTCTTCTCTCATCTGATCCATTATCTCATTTAATTTTTCTTCTTCTTTATTTGACCAACTCCATGCTTTTCTATTCATTTCATCTTGAGTGGCATATTCTTCAAAAGCATGAGTAGCCATATATAATTCATAAAAGAAGTCGCACAAGGTATCCTCAAATTCTAATTCCCAGTCATACATGTGATCATCATCTTTGAATCTTTCATAATCATAGCTATATTGATACATTGACGTCCATCTTGCTTGCGCATACGCCATTCCATGTTCACTATAACCATACAACTGAATTAAATCATCAAATTCATTATAACCATCTTCATCACAAAGGAACAAATCATCTAAAATCTTCTCACTTGGATTTATCCAAAATTCATGCCTTTTGAACTTCCCTCTTTCAATATCGAATTTATTGTTCTTATAAAATCCAAGCTTCCTTCCAAGCTTAATTAGCAATTTACTTGGAAAAACATCTATACCACAAGTATACACTAAAGACAAGCACTTGTTATCCATATAATCCCTCCATGAAACTAAATATCTATTGTACAGTCATCTTCAGAACCACTATCAAATTCATACTCCTCTTCGTAATCAAACTTACGAGGATTCTCTTTCAGCTTCACCAAACTGTCAACCAGATAGATACAGTCGCTAACAAATCGATTAGATCCTCTAATTGCATTCCTATCATGATTCCATCTATCAACCATGCTGCTCTCGCTCTCCTCTTTGAGAGCATCAACTGAAATCTGGTGTTGCTTTCTTGCTTCTTGAATCATGTTGTTGATAACCATATCGTTCAAAGCCAGCTTTGCCAGATAAAGAAGTATCTCGTTGTCTAATAAATCATTGTCTCCTATATACCCCCTCTTCTTTAGATCTCTAACGATTTGCTCTGTAACTCTATCCACATGAGACTGTGGAGGCTTATGGTATACAATCGTTATCCACTGAGAGCCACCGTACAATTCATTATTGTGTTCATGGATATAATCGTTCACATACTTCCGATATGTTTTTGTACGATGCTTTAGTGCAACATACTTGCTTGTTAATCTCATTCTATTCAAAGCATATTGCTCTGCCTCCAGTATCAAATTCTCTTCTTCTTTTGTCGCCGTATAAAAATCTCCGGGTAGTTTCCAAGGAGTCTTCTTGACACAATACTCCTGACGATAATGAATCAGCCCAGCATTGTCTAATGACCGAAGAGCAGTGCGTGTTGCTTCTCTTAATTTTTCATCTGCAATCTCAAAGAAATACTTCGCTATCTCTGACGAAGTAAGAGAATACTTCTTCCCCTTTCCAAAGAAATGCTCTATGTCATCGTCTGAAGTTTTAATCTCCTTGTATCTCTTTCCCACCATACCAGTCTTATCCCAGAAAATGGTCGAAAAGAAATGATATGTGTCATCTGGCATATAGCCCAGCAGCCGAATCAGAATGATCTGCATCATCTTGGCGAAGGTCGCATTGTCTGGTACAATGTCTGGCAGTGGCTCCTTAAATATCTTAGTGATTGTCATCTTGTGCTTTCGAGGTTGCTTCTCCCACATGAAGTTCAAATTCCATCTGTGCATCTGGGCATCCCGGCTGTCTCCTCGTAAAACTGGCTCTCCAAGCAATTCACACATATGCTTGTAATCTTTAACTTCCATACCAACTTTAAGTTTACTGGTGTCCACTGTATTCTTATTCTCTACCTTGACTTGCAATTTATCTTCCATAAACAAAGCCCGACAGTATCTGCCAAGGCCATCTCACCTCCGTGATTCCTTATGTTAACTACATGTAAACTTCAATAAACTAGATCCTAATATAATTCTCCCTATATAAGGACTTTGTTTATTGAAGTTTACTTTTCCTTAACAATACACTTTGTGTTATTTCTTATAAATTAGGCTTACATTCCTCCATGCCATCTCGCTTGCGAGTGGCATGGGTGTTGGGCTTACGTAGTAAGCACAACACAGGGAGAGTTAATTATGTGCGCGAACAACGTGAGCGCACTCTAGTCCATCAACCCGCTGCTAATCTTTCTACTTCTTGATCAATAATCTCATAACTCATAGGAGGATACATTCTCTCACCAGTCTTGTATCCACTATAAAACTCAAACTTATTTTTATTCTCCTGAATGTAGTTGTTGATCTCATTGAGCCATTCTTCATACTCTTCAATAGCATACTGAAGACAAGTCTGATTGGATTGAATCCTCTTGAGAGCCAGATCTCTTTCTTTGCCTTCTGGATAGACTGGCAGAGACTTCTGCTTGAAGTAAATGCGCTTCGTATAGTGTACGATGTCTTTACGAGCTGTTTGAGCGTATTCATTCTCTAAGAGGTACTTGAGATGGTAGTCGTAGTCGTTGAGGTGAGGTTGATTCTTCCTTTTGAAATTGAACATAGATCTCCTCCTTCTATTTTACGTTTGTCGGCTCTGCGAACGGTCACATATCCATAATTATGCGAAATACGAAATTGCTCCGCTTCGCTTCACAATTTCGTATTTCGCAAATTCTGAATCTGATGACCCAGCTTGCAAAGCAAGCTGTCCACTATTAAACTTTAGGTTATTCCAAACTCAAACTTTAGATTTTTTCTAAGTTTGAGGAGTTAGAAGTCATATTGGCTTGCAATGTCTTCTGCCAGCTGAGTTGCAGGGGCATCGTAGGCTCCTATGTATCTGAGTGTTGTCATGCTGGAGTTGTGATTGTATACAGATTGTACATATTGAAGAGCATTGATATCAGTACCGGGTACAAGGCCGTTATGATTCTTGGTGCATTCAGTATAGATATTGTATCCGTAGGTTTTACGTGCAGCGTAAGTAGAGATATGAGTTTGAGAGTCTTCAGAAGAGAAACACTGAGCAGTATAGGTCTGATAGATATAATCGAGTGAAGCTGTGTTGAGAGGTCTTTGTGTTCCATCAGGATTAGACTTCTGGGAAGGAAAGAGAAGAGAATCAGGTTGAGTCTTCTTGAGAGTAAGGATGTATTCATGTAGACGTTGACGAATACGATTGTCCAGAGGTAGATCACGAGCAGTCTTACCAGTCTTGTGTTCATCGACTGTTATTACCGGTTTGACTGTATTAGTATTGAAGTCAAAGATGTCTGAGAGAGTCATCCGAGCAATATCATTTGTACGTCTACCGATCTTCAGCTGGAGAGCAAAGATAGTAGCGTTGCGTAGGCCAAAGCGACCTGAGTTGAGGAGAGCATTGTATATCTGGTTAACCTTTTCAGGATCTCGGATAGGAGATACACGCTGTTGAGGATACTTAGTTCGTTTGGGAGTCGGGAAAGAAATGATCTCGGCAGTATTGGATTCAATTGGGTTTATAGAGAAAATCTGTGCAGTATTCTGCATGTAGGCACACCCTTTCTATATAGACGTAGAATAATTGAGTGTAAAACTATCCCCCACCCCTATAGAATATATAGAAGGTAGTAGGACAGAGAGACTATTCTGTTGTCAAGGATCGTGGGTGCTACCGTCGAGCAAGTGAGTCGAGGGAGTGGATTGGTACACTATTATTATATCACAGATTGAGTTGAATGTCGAGTTTAGGGAGTTGGGTTTGTTATGATATTGGTATTCGTTTTGTACCGTTTGCACTGTTTTTATTAGTTTTTGATTTTCTTTTTTGTTTGTTTTGAATATTGTTTTTATTTTGTTTGTTATTTGTTTGTTATTTGATTTTCGGTTTGATGTATCGTGTTTGGGGATTGGTTGAGAAGGTTTGAGGGTATTGATCTGAGGAGTGAATGTATTGATAGTTGTGTAGAATAAAAGGGGTAAGAGGCGGGTGTTGGAGATTAGAGGTAGAGATGTTAGGGGTGATGAATCGAGGGGATTGTTGGGCAGATATTTATTGGTAGAAGTAAGGGAGAATGGGAAGGTTAGGGAGATCAGAGGTGGGGAGAGGAAGGTAAGCCGAATAATTAGAGAGAGAGGATAGGAGGATAAGCCAGATTGTGTAGGAGTTATGTGGGGTAGATTGATGTAGATTGAAGTAGGTTGATATAGACCAGATTTGGAGTGGTGGATGATGTAGAAATTTGGACTATTGTTAGTTTAGTCTAACTCCCGCAGTAGTTAGTGAATACTAACCCCGAGCTATTTTGTCAAGTTATTTTGCTAAATGGATATCAAAACAGCGTCCATTTCTTTTGATATTACATGGGTAACTATTTATGGCAACCTCCTGCCTATGGTATTTTCCTATTGTTTCAATAGGGTATACCCCTACA